CCCTAAAATTTCCCCGGAGTGGTTTTTGACCCTAATTCTGGGGTCAAAGTATAGGGTAACTAAATCAAAGGAGACTAGAACTATGCACACAGAAGTACACGACCACTTCGTTGGTCTGCTAAAGTGGCTACTATCTCCTGAAGTTCTTTCTCAGATCGGACTTTATGTCGGTATAGGAGCTTCAATTGTTGGTTTTTCAACTCGTGTGTTCAAGAAACTCTGGAATAAACTCGAAGAAAAGCAAAACCAAGAGATCGAAGGTATCAAAAATTCCATTGAGGCGTTAGCTATCAGCATGGAAGAGATGAGAAAGACCCAAGAGCGAGACTTCTTGAGGTTACAAATCATCACCGGCATCCATTCCGGACGATTGTCGAACAACGAAGTTCTGACATTGTATGACCAGTACGTCCAAAACGGCGGAAACTCGTATGTTAGTCGGGTAGTGAATGATTATGTGGAAGAAGAAAAATCAAGGGAAGAGGTAAAACGTAATGTTAGAAAACGTACTTAATTTAATTACGTTAGTTGTCATGGTAGCACCATTGGTTGTTGAAGGGGTTAAATACCTCGGAGCTATCACTCACAACAAAAAGGTTATTACGCTGGCCGAACGAGCAATGATCATCGTATCATCACTCGACCGCTTGGACATTGCTAACGACAGTAAGAAACAAGCAGCTCTAGACAAGCTACTTCATTTCGCTAATGAAACACGTACTCAATTAACTACCGCTCAAGCGGAAGACTATATCGAGAACGCTGTCCAAACGTTACGCAGACTTCAGGAAAGTGCTAGCAATTCGGAGGTATCTACAAATGCCCCGGAGAAGAAATGAAACTGACGATATTCGTCAAGCATTAACACCAGAAGGACGAATGCTAAAACTTACAAAGAAAGCATTCGACTTGGCCGAGCGCCAATTAGACGATGGTACCATAGCTCCAAGTACTTTGAACGCTCTATTGCGTTATGGTACAGTAGAAAACGAACTCCAACTAGAAGGTCTTAGAGCCAAGAACAAACTTAATGACTCTAAAGTCGCTTTGATTGACAGCGAAGTCAAAGGTAAAGGCGACAGTCAAGAAGTTATTAATGCTATTCGTGGTTATATGCCGTCGGAGGAGTTCAATGTCGAATAGAGAGCTTCTATTAGATTTATCTTACGATGAATTAATTAAGTACTCGTCATATGGTGATCGACTAAACTATCTTTCTCTATACAAGAAGGGATACATCTCTCCAAGAACAATCTCGAATAAATTTTACCGGTCAAGACTATGGATGGATCTTCGTGATCAAGTAATTGCTCGAGATCTCGGTTACGATTTGGGTGTTCCTGGTATGGATATCGAAGGGCCGATCTTAGTTCACCACATTTTTCCATTGGAAGAAGAGGACATACTAAATTGGGATGAAGACGTATTGTTAAATCCCAATCGGTTGATTACAACTTCTATTAAGACACACAACATAATCCATTATGGAGATAGATCCCAAAGTGTATATATCGAAAGAAAGCCTGGTGACACAAAACTATGGTGAGGTACTAATGTCAAAAATTTTAGACGATGTTAAGAGTACTTTAGACTTTGCTTCGGAGGAAGATTCTGGATTCGATGCTCGACTATTGTTGGAAATCGATGGTATTGTGGGTACGTTATCTCAACTTACCAAAGTACGCCCAGACTGCGACATAACAAAAGATACCGAATGGGGTCAATTGTTAAAAGAATCCGACAAACATCTATTAAGACTCGTCAAGCAGTACATATTCCTTTCCATACGAGTGGTATTTGATCCGCCTGCTGGTAGTGTCCTAACAACACTAACTACAAGCATCAATAATACTGCTCACCGAATTATTATTCAGAAGGGAGAGTACAATGATGCAGAGTGACGTTATTATTGGAACGGATACATCTGATGACATTATTCAGCACTTCGGAATCAAAGGTATGAAGTGGGGGTTTCGTAGAAGTCGTAAACCTAGCACTCGACGATTGAAACGAGAAGCTAAGAAAGCTCGAAAAGCCTGGGATCGTAAGTATTTGTCAAGACACACTATGACAACTAAAGATCTACGAAAAGCCACTGAAAGACTTAAAGCTGAAAATAATTTCGCGGAACAGGTTTATCGTTCTAGAAATATAATGAACGGCGGTAACAACAAAGGTAATAAATCTAATCCATTAACCGAAGTTGTTAAATCTATTGGTAACGACATTATTCGTGACCAAGCTAAAACCGGTTATAAAGTTATTCAGGATAAAGTGAAAGATCATCTACCTGAGTATACTAAAGCAGCAACCAAAGCCGCCCGTGCACTTGTTAAAGTAATGGGGTAATTTATTTTGGTACTATCTAACAAAGCATATCCGGAAGAGTACATGAAGTTTAAGGAGCAAGTTCTTAGAGGTGAGATTCCGGTAAATCGGATGGTGTCACTGGAAATGAACCGTATTGATTTCTTAATTGAGTCACCGGATTATTACTATGATAATAAAGCCATCGAGGGCTTCGTTAGGTTTTGCGAGAATGAAATGACCCTCACAGATGGTAGTGACGTAACTCTTCTACCATCATTTAAATTATGGGCTGAATGCGCCCTCGCATGGTTCTATCTCTCAGAGGAAAGGGTATACAATCCTAAACTCGGTAAATGGGAGATAAAATCAAAATTCAAGCGACTTACGAACAAACAATTCTTGATTGTGGGACGTGGGGCCGCTAAATCTCTATACTCAACATTTATGCAGGCATACATGTTGCTTATAGACACAACCACAACACACCAAGTAGTTTGTGCACCAACAATGAAACAAGCAGAAGAGATCATGGGACCATTCCGTACCGCATTAAGTAGAGCCAAAGGCCCTCTTGTGCAATACATGGTTCAAGGATCCAAGATGACGGGTAATCTCACTCAGAAACAATTGTTGGCATCGACTAAAAAGGGTGTTGAAAATTTCGCTACAAATAGTCTATTAGAAATTCGCCCAATGTCTATTGACAAGCTTCAAGGTCTTCGTTGTAAATACGCCTCGGTAGATGAATGGTTATCCGGTGATGTTCGCGAAAACGTTATTGGAGCAATAGAACAGGGTGCTTCTAAGAATGATAATTACATGATTATAGCAACTTCGTCTGAAGGTACTGCCCGGGATGGTGTCGGGGATACTATTAAGATGGAACTTACAGATATTCTGGAAGGTCGATTCTTTAATCCCCATGTATCTATTTGGTATTACCGATTGGACGACGTACGTGAAGTAGCTTTCCCCGAGATGTGGATGAAAGCTAATCCTAATCTTGGGGCTACGGTTTCTTATGAGACATATCGACGTGAGGTTGAACAAGCCGAACACCAACCCTCTGATAGAGCGGATATTCTAGCAAAACGTTTCGGTATTCCTGTTGAAGGTTATACGTACTTCTTCGTTTACGAAGAAACGATTCCTCATAGACCTCAGAACTTTGACGGACTTGAATGTGCACTTGGTGGTGACCTTTCACAAGGTGATGACTTCTGTGCATTTACATTTTTATTCCCGATTGGTCGTGGTCGATTTGGTGTTAAAACACGTTCGTATGTTTGTGAAAGTAAACTTAAGAAACTAACGTCAGCTATGCGTAATAAGTACGATGAGTTTATAAACGAGGGTACGCTCGTCGTCATGCCAGATACAATTCTGAACATGATGAAAGTGTATGACGATTTGTCGAACTTCATTTATGAGCACAAGTATTCGGTTTATGCGTTTGGTTTCGACCCATATAATGCCAGAGAGTTCGTTGAAAGATGGGGTCGTGAAAATGGTGAGTATGGCGTTGAAAAGATCATTCAAGGTTCTAGAACAGAGTCTGTTCCAATGGGTGAGCTTAAGAACTTGGCTATGGAACGGCAATTGATCTTTGATGAAGAGCTTATGAAATTTGCTATGGGTAATGCCGTTGCTATTCAAGATAATAACGGTAACTACAAATTATCTAAGCGAAGAGCTGATGAAAAGATCGATAATGTAGCCGCATTAATCGACGCATGGGTTGCTTACAAACGTAATTTAGACTTATTTGTATCATAGAAAGGCCAATATGAGTATTTTTACAGATGGACTTACGCATGCTTGGTCTATGTTTTCCAAAACGAAAACTACTTCCAATTTAGTTGAGACAGATGATGTATTTCAACTGTCCAACGAGCCTCGGGCTTTAAGCCCAAATACTTCCATAGCCGGACGATCATATAGTCGTTCATCAATTGCGTCTATGATCTTTAATAGGATCGCTATGGACGCAGCTATGGTCAAATTTCAACACGTTAAATTGGAGAACGATGGAGAGAACCAGACTGTACAAAAGAAATCGTCATTGCAGCGTCTGTTCGACGTAGAAATGAATATTGACCAATCGTCAACCGATTTCTTCCACGATTTGGTTTACTCATTGTTTGATGATGGAGTTGTTGCAGCCGTCCCATTAGAAGCAACAATTGACCCAATGACATCCGATGCCTACGATATTACATCGATGCGTGTCGGAAAGATTTTAGAGTGGTATCCAACCAAAATTCGTGTTAAAATTTATAACGAAGCAAAAGGAGATTTCTCAGAGATCATTGTACCAAAGAAAATGTGCGCAATTATTGAGAACCCTTTGGCAAACATTATTGGACCCGAGAATCCAACAATGTCTCGTCTCTTGCAAAAGTTATCTTTATTAGATGCTCAGGATAGAGAAGCCATTGCTAACAAATGGAACATGATTCTGCAATTACCAGTCCCTGTCCGAAACGACATTAAGCGAAAAGAAGCTAATGATCGTATTAAGGACATCGAGGTTCAACTTAAAGAATCTCCTATGGGTATTGCTTATGTCGCTGCCGATGAAAAGATCACCCAACTCAATCGCCCGGTTAATTCTAATCTGATGGACGAAATTAAGTATCTGACTGATGAGCTTTTATCGCAGATAGGATTAACCAAAGCGGTATTTGATGGGACAGCTAACGCTGAGCAAATGCAGAATTATTATACCCGTACAATTGATCCTATTGTGACTCGTATTCAAGAAGAATTCCAACGTAAATTCATCACGAAGACGGGTTATACACAAGGACATCGTATTGTTACGTATAATGATCCATTTAAACTTGTACCAACAAGTCAACTCGCAACAATTGGCGACTCATTGCTACGGAACAGAATTCTTACCTCGAATGAATTCCGTGCTGTTATCGGTTATGGACCTATTACAGATCCTATGGCTGATCAATTGTATAATCCTAACATCGCTGATAACAATCAAGATGTTTCTGTACCTGGGTCGGTCGCGTCCCCTGGAGATGAAGGTTACGAAGAGAATCCAGATGAACTGGATGAAGACGGCTATCTCGAGTACCTAAGACAACTTCAAAATGGCGGCAAATAATTGACGGAGGTAAATCGTATTCATGGGAAAACATCCTAAGTATGATTTCGCGGGTTATGTAACCCGTAATGACATGCGTTGTACAGACGGTGTCACCATTCGTCATGGAGCATTTGCCGAGAACGATGGTAAAAAGGTTCCTCTGGTTTGGTCACACGACCCGAGCACACCTGAAAACATCATCGGACACGTGCTATTGCATCATGCGGATGAGGGTGTTTATGGCGAAGGGTATTTCAATAATACCTCGAAAGCTATTAACGCCAAAGAACTCGTACAACATGGTGATATCATGTGTATGTCAATCGGAGCGAATCGTATTAAACGTACTCCGCAAAATGACGTCATTCATGGTAACATCTATGAAGTATCGCTTGTGCTCGCAGGAGCTAATCCTGGGGCCGTAATTACAGAAGTGCTACAGCACTCTGATAATCCAGACGAAGGGGAAAGTATCGTAATGGAAAGTAACCAACTTATTCATTCAGCTAGCGATGTGTTGCTTGGCGACGAAACACGAGTTAGTGTATTCGACCGTATCCAACACGCTGAAGAAGGTACTGAATCTGCAGTTCTTGATGAAGTATTGGGAACTCTTAATGAAGATCAACGAGAAGCAGTATCTATCTTGACTGAAGCCGCAGCTAATGCTGCTCTTGAAGCGCATGAAGCGGCAATCGACGAAGAATTTGAAAACGCTGTTGACGCTCGAGTAAATGAAATTCTTGATGAACTCGAAGCAGAAGCTGACGACGAAGAAGATGAAGAATCTGAAGAAATCGAACAATCCGACAAGGGAGGAACTTTGATGCACTATAACGCATTCGAACAAACATCTGCTAATAACAACGAAGAAATTCGTCACTCATTAACAGAAGCTATGCAAACAGCAAAAGACCGTGGTCTTAAGCTTAGTAACGTTCTTGTAGACTTCGAGAATGGCGACACTCTTAAACACTCAATGAACAACATCGACAAGTTGTTCCCAGATCACCAATTGCAAAACGGTGTTCAAGTAATCTACTCACCTAACACTGCTACAGAACATATCTTGTCTAAGGTAACTAAAGTTCCAACAGCATTTGTTAAATCAATCATGACTGACTTGTCTGACCTTACTGACGAACAACTTCGTGCGAAAGGTTACATCAAAGGAACTGAAAAGAAAGAACAAATCATTTCATTCCTTTCTCGTAAAACTGATCCAACTACGATCTATAAAAAACAATCAATCGACCGTGACGATGCTATCGATATCGGCCAACAATTGAACGTTGCTGCATTCTTCAACCAAGAAATGCGCATCAAGTTGAACGATGAAATTGCCCAAGCAATCCTCGTATCAGATGGTCGTGTTACTGGTGATGCTGCTAAGATCAAAGAAGACAAGATCCGTCCTATCTCTAAAGACGAAGACTTCTACACAATCAAAGCTAAATACAATCCTAAGATGCTTCTTGACTTGTTCCAAACTGTTGCGGAATTCAAGACTAAGATGCTCGGTTCTGGTACACCAACACTTTATGTCAACCCACTCTTCCTTACTAAACTTCGCTTCTTGCGCAACAAGAACGAACAATGGGTATTCGGTGGACAACAACCAGCAACTAAAGAATATCTTGCTTCATTGTTCGGCGTAGCTGATATCGTTGAAACTAACTTCTTGAAAGAAGACGAAATGATCATGGTTAACCTTGCTGACTACCAAATCGGTACTAACAAAGGTGGCGAAGTTAACACATTCGAACACTTCGATATCGACTACAACAAACAAAAATACCTTATTGAAGCACGTCTTTCAGGAGCTCTTGTGCGCGCTAAATCTGCTGTGTACTTCACTCCAGAAAATGGTACTGCCGCTCCTGCTGCTTCGACTGGATCTGAAAATACAGCCGCTCGACAAGGGTAATAAATGAAATACTCTGGTAACGCGGGTTTTCGGATTACTGATGTAGAGGTCGAGCCAGATGTGTTTGAACCTCAAGTGGTTGTTAAGAAAGTACGCGGCGATGTTGTTACCAGTCGATACCATCGAGATCAAAATGGCGACAAATCGACTATTGACAACATACGAATTACCAACCAAATTTCATTAGTAGCGGATCAATTTTTTATGAAGCATATTTCAAATCTTTTGTATTTGGAATATCAGGGGGTCAAATGGAAAGTTGAAAGCTTTACTATAAGACCTCCACGAGTGATTTTGGATTTAGGAGGAGTTTACAATGAGCAAAAGAATGCTTATCCGACAGATTCTAACCGAAGCGATTCGGAAGTCTAATGAGGATTATAAACTCTTCTATAATCCTACATCGAACACCACTTTGACGTATCCGTGCATTCTTTATAAGAGAACGGGTATTAGACAACGGCATGCCGACAATGTTCGTTATCATTCACATGAAGTATATCAAATCACGATAATCGACAAACGAATCGATACTCCAATCTTACCTCAACTTTTGGAAAACCAATACTGTGTGTATGAGAATGAATTTATTGTCGATAATATGCATCACACTATTTTAAAAATTAACACGGGAGGATTAGCTAATGGCTAAACTTAAATTCGACGAACTCGGAAAACGTATTTATGAAACTGGTGTTTCCGAAGCCGTATTGTTTGTACAAAACGCATCTGGTCAATATCCTAAAGGTGTTGCTTGGAACGGTATTACCGCTGCCAACGAATCACCATCAGGAGCTGAAGCAAACGACCAATACGCAGACAACATCAAATACTTGTCACTTACTGGTGCTGAAAACTTTGAAGGTACTATTGAAGCATTCAACTCTCCAGTTGAATTCGACGAATGTGACGGTATGAAAGCTATCGTTAAAGGTGCTGTTGCCCACCAACAAAACCGTACACCATTTGGATTTGCATTCAAATCTATCGTTGGTAACGACATTAAAGGTAATGACTACGGTTACAAACTTCACCTTTGGTATGGATGTAAAGCTGCTCCATCAGAACGTTCACATGCTACTGTTAACGACAGCCCAGAACCACAAAACCCATCTTGGTCAATTTCTTCAACTCCAGTTACAGTTCCTGGTCACAAACCAACTTCTGTAATCACAATTGATTCTACTCAAGTTGAAACAACTAAGATGCAAAAAGTTCTTGACGCTGTATATGGTACAGATGATGCTGATGCATATCTTCCATTGCCAGAAAAGATTATTGAACTATTGTCTTAATTAAAACTTTATAGGAGGTATGTCATAGTATGATTAAACAGCAAGTTCGTTATGAGGATTTCGATGGTATCCAACAAGAGGAAACTCTTTACTTCAATCTTAACCGTATGGAATTGATTGCATTGCAAGCTCGTTACGGTAAAGACGATATGGCTAAATACATCGAAAAAGTTCAAGCCGAAGAAGACTACCAAAAGATGTACGATCTATTGAACGACATCGTTTTGACTTCATACGGCGTTCGTTCGGAAGATGGAAAACGCTTCATCAAGAATGACCAAGTTCGTGAAGACTTCAAAACTTCACTTGCTTACGAAGCTTTGATTGAAGACTTCCATGACGATGAAGGAGTTACCCTTAATAAATTTATTACAGGTATCACTTCTCATATTCGTGGGCTTAAAGAAGCAGCCGCTTCTGCCGCAGCTCCAGCTGCACAGTAATTCGGGTTGTGGGTGTATTTTTTGCACCCCTTCCTTTTTATTTGTTAAATTTTTTGAGGTGTGAGTATCATGGGATCAGAGTATCTTACAATAAAAACGGAAGATGTTGAATATTGGGATGAGGAAAAGAACGAGTTTATAACCGAAGATGGCGAGGAATACACATTCCGATACACACTTAAGAATTTAGATCGTTGGGAAACTAAACACGAGAAGCGTTTTATTGACAATAAAGAAGAAGTTACTGAAGATGATATTCTCGACTTCATTATTATGATGTGTGATCAAGATTTAGACACTTCTAAATTGTCACCTAATGATTTTAAAAAGATTATTGAGTATATGGGTCACACACCATCAGCAACAACTAACCCTAAACCAACAGGGAGTGCTCGACCAGTTGCTCAACGTAAGAAGATATTTACATCTGAGATAATTTATGCTCATATGGCACTTAACCATATTCCGTTCGACTGGGAAGATCGAAACTTAAACAAACTAATTATGTTGCTAAATAGTGTCGCTGCATTACAAGAGCCACCTAAGAAAATGACAAAGGAAGAGGCTATGGCAGAGCAGCGAGCTATAATTATGAAACGACGTGCAGAAGAAGCTGAAAGGAGAAAAATGCGTGGATGATTTTATTATTCATTCATACGATATAATCCAACACTTCGGAGTCAAAGGTATGAAGTGGGGCAAACGGTTACGAGATAACCACGTCCAGAACTTAGAATACAAATACCGAAAATTGGGTTACAACGAAGAACAAGTTAAACAGAAACTTGCAAAACGTCTTAGAAATGAGAAAATTGCATTGGGTGCTGTCGGCGCTGCTGGTGCCGCTGTTGCTGGATACATGCTTAAAAACAAAATCCAAGATGACTTTATCGGTAGAACGCTCAAGAAGGGAAAGACATTCGACTCTGTCAATGCCGCTTCTAAAATTGACACATCTAGACCTGTTTATGGCGCTTATCGAAAAAACGATAAAGTTAAGTATCGTGGCATGTATGGAATGCAAAGAAAAATGCGACGAGCTTTTTACGGGGATGACTATGGGTTGGGAGATCACGACAATATTTATAAATTCAAGGCTGTTAAAGATGTTAAGATAGCTCCTAATAGAGCCGCTAAAAAATCTTTTAAAAAGCTTTATAAGACTGACTCAGAATTCCGTTCAGTAGCTGATGAAATAGCTTCACAGCTTAATAAATCCAAAAGCAAGTATAATAATTTTAATGTTGGATTAGTTGCCAGAGGACATAATGAAACATATAAGAAAAATATCGATAAGTTCTATTCATCTCTTAAGAAAAAAGGATACGATGGGCTTAATGATATTAACGATAAGAAATACTCCGGATACAGAACCAAGAACCCAACCATATTCTTTGATCATAAGAACCTAAAAGTTGCTAGTAAGAAAATCTTATCTAATGACACGATAGAAAAAGATTATGACAAGACTATGAAGATCTTATCTGTTCAAAATAACGCTGGGAAAGTTGCTGGATTCAGTACTGCGGTAGCTGGACTTGCTGCGTATTCTTCTCATAGAAACAACAATGATGTTCGTAAGAATGATGAAGAGTATAATAAGAAATACGGTAAGAAGGTTCGTAAATGAACATATCGGTAAGCGGAGATTTTAATCATCTCGAAAGATATCTCAAGAAAGATCGTCGAGTATCTCTAGATCAATTAGGTAAAGCCATCGTCGAAGCGCTTCGAGCTGCTACGCCGTCTAGATCTGGAGCGACAGCTGCAGCATGGGGTTATCGTATATCTCATACAGGACGTGGGGAAGAGCTTGAGATATTTAATACGAACATTAACAAAGGTAAAAACATTGCTATTCTGATTCATTATGGACACGGTACGGGTACAGGAGGATATGTTCCTCCACACCCATACATCGATAAAGCTATTGATTCCGCATACAAATCAGCTATAAACAGGGTTTTAACCGATTACCTTAAATAGGAGGCAATAAATGGCAGGATATGTTGATGAGAAAGTCGCCAAGGTAACCTTAGACAATAAAGGTTTTACTAAGAACACTCAAGACACAATATCTGCTCTGGATAAACTTAAAGCGGCATTCTCTAAGATTAATGGCGGAAACGCGTCTAAGAACATTGCTAAAGAGATGAACGCTATTCCAGAAGCAGTATCAAATTCAACAACAAAATCCCAAGGTTTATTATCTCGCTTAAAGAATATTTTTAGTCGTAGCACAGAAAACATCAACATGTCTGGAGCTGCGAAATCGATTGATCAGATGAATACTGATGTTGCTGACAGAACGTCTAAAACATCTAGTATTTTATCTCGGTTGAAAGGTATTTTTCAAAAGGCGGATAATCACCAGGGATTCACAAACTCAATTAAGTCTATCGATGGACTTAATGCTAAAGCATCTGGTATTAACCTAAACCCACTTACTGGAGCATTTTCTAGAGCGGCGGACTCTGTTAAGGGATCCCTTAATGCTATGGATGTTGCTATGGGTATTGTGATGGGAAACATGATGCAGAAAGCTATTAGCTTTGGTGCTAAATTCTTTAAAGGTCCAATTGATGGTCTGAATGAATATAATGAAAAACTTGGATCTGTTCAGACGATCATGACGAATACCGAGTGGGAAATTCCGGATCAATCTAAGCGTATGCGTATGACTTCCAAGACTTTGGAAGATTTGAATGAATACGCCGACAAAACCATTTACTCATTCAAAGATATGACCAAGAACATCGGTACGTTTACTGCGGCCGGTGTTGGCTTGGAAGATTCCGCTGTAGCGATCAAAGGTATTTCTAACTTGGCCGCTGCATCAGGATCAAATACTCAACAAGCATCTACTGCGATGTACCAATTATCTCAAGCGTTAGCTTCTGGTAAAGTAGGTCTTCAGGACTGGAACTCCGTAGTAAATGCTGGTATGGGTGGTAAGTTATTCCAAGACCGTTTGACCGAAATGGCCGAAAAGATGGGACATGCTCGTGATATGACTAAATCTTTCCGGGATTCCTTGAAAGACGGTTGGTTGACTTCAGAAGTTCTTATTAACACTTTGAAAGAATTCTCCGTCGATGAGCAAATGCTTAACGCGGCAACTCAGATCAAATCATTTGGTCAATTGGTAGATACTGTCCAAGAAGCTATTGGTTCTGGATGGGCTACTTCATGGGAATATTTATTCGGTGGATATGAAGAAGCTAAAGGTCTTTGGACGGAAGTCGGTAAGATTGTCGGCGATTATTTCGACGATGCTCAAGGTACATATCATGATGCTATTCTGGATATGGATCGTAGTTTGGGTAATTTCCGAAATGCGGTTTTGAAGACGTGGAAAGACCTAGGCGGTCAAGCATCGTTCTTTAACATAATTAAGAACAGCTTTGAAATTGTCTTTAAAGCCTTAACAAGATTCCGTGAAGGATATCGAAGCGCTTTTGGTGATTTTAAAACGGTTGGTCAATCATTATATAATGTTACCAAAGCCATTGAAAATTTCACTGAGAAACTAGCCAAATCGAAGGTTCTATTCTTACTTGCTGCCAATGCTGGACGATTATTCGGTAATGTGATTTCCTTAATCATGTCTATGTTTGGGCGATTCATTAGTGGATTTACAAAATTTGGAACCGGAACAATGGGATTTATAGCTGCTATAAACTCTGTTGTGTCCGTATTAGCCAATTTCTTTTCTGCGCTTAGATTTAATACTAATTTGATGTCGGGAATGCAATCCCTTGGAGCATCATTAGCCAATGTATTCAAAACGGTAAGTGCAGTTGTCAATATACTAGTTACTGCCTTTGTTCGACTATTCGGAGGAATTAATACTTTAAACAGTGTTTCTAATAGCTTAGGATGGTTCAAGACATTAGCAGGATGGATTGAAAAAGCTACTGGAGCGATTGCTAATTTTGCTAGTGCCTTATCATTTTCTCTTATGACTGGTAAATCACTTGAAGGTCAAGGAATTAAGATTACCGGTGTATTTAAAGCGATCGGTACGGCAATAACATTTGTTGCTGGATTGTTAAAAGGATTTGTCGGAATTATTTCAAAAGTCTTTAGTTCTCTGAAGAACTTGAAATTCGAAAATCCGTTCAAGAATATGTTTGGTGATAAATCGGTTGATACCGGATGGGGCGATAAAATAGCCTCCGGAATCAAAAAAGGATTTGATAAAATTAAATCCGTAGTTAGTTCCGCATCTAAATCATTAGCCGACACAATTAGAAAGATGTCGTTTAGCGATATGCTCAAAGCAGCGTTTGCTGGATGGGCAGGCCTTAAAATCTTCAAGTCCATCAAGAATAAGAAGGGTGGCGGTGGACCATTCGGCGAAATCATGGATATGTTCAAGGATTTTGTCAATAATGGTAAAGAGATGGTGTCTAAAGTATCCGAAGTATTGGACGGCGTAAAAGAGTCTTTACAATCGTTTACTGGAGCGGTTAAAGCTGGATCATTATTAATGATTGCTTCAGCTTTGATGATTTTGGCTTTATCTCTTAAAATGCTTGCTGGCATGTCTACCGAAGATTTGGTACGTTCAGGTTCGGCCATAGCTTCACTCAGCTATATTCTAACCGCTGCTATGAAACGATTGTCTAAGATCGATAAGATACCTCCAGGAACTGCTGTAAGCATGATCGGTTTCGCTATTGGTATTCGTATTCTAGCTGGCGCTATGAAAAAACTGGCAGATCTAGATACTAATCAACTTGACGTTGCTGTTAGAGGTATTGCTGCGGCTACTCTCATTCTTGTCGGGGCCATGAAATTGCTTGAAGGCGGAAAGAAAGTCCAAACCGGAGTCCTTTCAATGCTAGGATTCGTTTTGGCTATTAGATTACTTGTCGGAGCTATGGATAAACTCAAAGATTACAACATGGATCAAATCAAAACATCATTGATTGGTGTTGTAAGTCTTATGGGTGCTTTGGCTCTTAGTATGAAAGTGATGAATGGAGTTAAAATCAAAATCAGCAACATGTTCGGAATGATCACATTCGCCGGAACTATTTATCTGCTGGTTATGACGCTTGAGAAACTAACCAAGCTTAATCCCGACAGATCTGCGAAAGCGATGGAACAGATTACAGTTCTTATTTTAGAGCTTGTATCTGTTATGCATTTACTTCGCGGTGTTAAGATAAAACTGACAACTCTTGCCGGTCTTATAACATTTACAACAATGGTATTCGTGTTGGTTAAATGCGTTGAGAAACTGGCAAATGTCCAACCGGATAGATTAATTCCTGCAGTAGAAGCAATGGCATCTATATTTGGACTCCTAGTGTTATCAATGCATGCACTTAGAGGCGCTAAAGTTAACTTATCGGCATTGCTAAGCCTTATTTCATTCACTTTGAGTGTAAAAGTGCTAGTTAACGCTTTAACTGAAATTGCCGATATGAACCCATCTCGATTAGAGAGCTCATTGCAAGCATTGGCTTCTGTAATGGGGCTTCTTGTATTAGCGACACATTCTTTACGTGGAGCAAAAGTAAATCTTAGTGCTTTATTTACACTTCTTACTTTCGCTAAGACTGTGAAAGACGTTGTTGCGGCACTTCAAGATATTGCTAACATTAATCCTGAAAGATTGCCTGGTGCTTTAACAGCTCTTGGCTTGATATTCTTGCAATTAAGTGCAGTTACTGTAGCAATAACAAATCTTTCTGGTCCAGTGTCCAGCTCAATTGGCGCTGCGATTCTTTTATTAGCGTTAGTTCCTGTATTATCCCAAATTGGTAATACGTTATTAACTCTTTCCATGATTCCGTGGAAAAGTCTTACAACTGCTATGACGGCATTAATTGCCACATTAGGGGCCCTAACTGTGGTTGCAGCCGTAATGTCATCTCTAGGTGGCGGTGGTGTTGTTGGTGCAGGATCATTATTAATAATGTCTGTAGCATTGATAGCGTTATCCGTACCTTTGAAGATATTAAGTACTATACCGATGTCTAAAATTGCTACCGCATTGATCGCTTTAGCTGTTTCTCTGGGTATAGTATTGGCAGCAGCTGCAATAGCTCAAGTTGTTGGTGCAGGTCTTTTAATATTATCTGGTGCATTAATTGCTCTCGGCCTTGCCGCAGTCGGTATTGGTGCTGGTTTGGCGCTTGCCGGTGTCGGTATAGGTCTTATTATTACTGCCCTGAAAGAGTTGGCGGCAACAGGACCTGTTATACTAAAAGGTTTAGTTGAAGCTTTAGATGCATTGCTTAAATCTCTGGCCGAACGCGCTCCATCAATGCTGACATCTTTAATTAAGATTATTCGAACTGCTATAAAAGGATTAATTGTATTAATCCCGGATATGGTACAGTTCGGTATTAAACTTGTCATAGGATTGTTACAAGGATTCACAGAGTCTATACCGCAATTGGTATCTTCGGCTGTTAAATTGATAGTCGAAATTGGTAAAGCTTTAATTGACAACATTGGAACTTTAGTCGATGTTGGTATTCAAATCGCTGTTAAATTCATTCAATCGTTTGCGGATGGTTTGATGAAATACCGAGATCAAATTATCAAAGCAGTTACGGATCTGTTGAAGATTGTATCGGATATTGTCTTAACTGTTATTGGTGAATTGGTCGGACCAATTCTTAATAAACTTGTGGAAGTCTTGACGCCGGTTAAAGACTTTATTCTAGGCGCTTTGAGCGAATTGGCGACAGCAATTGAGCCAATATTCACGCCATTAATGGATGCACTTAAAGTCTTATTCGAGTCTTTAGCAGTAATTATTCGGTCATTAGCCGATGCTATTATTGCAATTGTACAATCAATTGCTCAAGTTGTTCAAGCTTTGGCTCCGGTATTTATTACCTTATTCCAAACGATTCAAGTTGTTGCAAATGACATTGTTGTCATATTCCAAACTATTGGACAGACAATTACAAATGTTGCTAATGCTATTGTTGCAGTTGTTCAAACTATTGGACAAACAATCCAATCCGTATTCCAATCTATTGCATCTATTGTTAACTCAGTAATGCAAGGAATTGTTGGAGCAATCAATGGATTTGCCAATGTTATTTCCGCAGCTGGTGAAGCGATCAAGAATGTATTTGTCGGAATTGGACAAGGTATCCAAGCAGCTCTACAAGGTGTAGCGTCAGTAGTAGAATCTATCGGTGGAGCAATCAAAGCTGCATTCGAAGGTATTGGCGCTGCTGCTCGAGGAGTGGGTGAAGGTATCCAAGCGGCACTTCAAGGTGTGGCATCAATTGTTGAGTCTGTTGGTTCTGCAGTTAAATCTGCTCTTGAAGGAATTGGAAAAGCATTTGAAGGTGCTGGTAAATTTGCTGAAGGATTCGGTAAGGGTATCGAGCATGTTATGAACGGCGCGTCTAAGATTGTCGATTCCGTAGGTAATGCTATTAAAGGTATTATCGAAGCTGTTGGTAAAGCGTTTAAAGACGTAGGTAAAGGTATCGAATTGATGGGTAAAGGTATGAAACCTATTGCCGATCATGGATTCAAAGCCGCTGCCGCTATTACTGCCGTATCTGGTGCTGTTGCTCTCTTGGGTGGCGCATCATATACTGGTAACTTAAACGGATTCCGTGCGGACTTAGACAAACTCGATACTGTTATGTACAAGATGAGTACTCGTAAAGGATCTGGCGATGCTATCAAAGATATTGCGTCAGCTCTTAAGACGGCCTCATCGGCTGCCCCTAGTGCTGCTTCTGCTTTAGAGAAATTTGCTTCTTCATCAGAGAAGATTAAATCCTCAGCTTCTGGCATGGCTAGCAATATTAAGAATGTGGCTAATGCTCTTTCTAGTATCAGTCAATCCACGATGGGCGCTGCTCCTGGTATTACGGTACTTGCTGCTGGTCTTGAGAAAGTGGCTAACACATTATCTCAATTCATAGCTCGTATTACCGCAGTTGGTGCATCAATGTCATCTCTTGGAATGATGTTTACCACAACAGGTTCTGCTGTAGCAAACCTTAGCACTGCATTCTCATCAATTTCTAATGGTACAACAGCGTTTGGTAATGCTATGAACCAAGCAAGAACTGCTCTTGCACAATTTGGTGCTAGCGCTGCTGGATCTACTACATCATTTGCGGTACTTGGTACTGCTATGACAATGGCTATGACTTTGGTTGTTAATGCTGTGAATAACGGTATGAACCAAGCTCGTGCTGCATTGCAACAAGGATTTGCCTTGATGGGAGCCGCTGCCGCAACGTCTATGACAACCGTTGTTATGGCTGTTAACATGGGAATGATGAGCGTTGTGAACGCCATCCGTACAAATATGGCATCCGTATCTACTGTTATATCTACCGGTATGTCTCAAGCAGCCGCTGGTATGGCTATAGGATTTGCTATGATGGGAACTAGTGCTGCTACATCTATGGCATTAGTACGTACAACAGTAATGACTGGTATGATGGGTGTTGTCCAATCTATCCAGAACTCGATGAACCAAGCAGCGACAGCTATGGCCGCGTCTATGTCTAGAATTGCTCAAGCTATTTCTTCATCTATGTCTCAAATCAATGCTCAAATGAACATGTCTCTAAACATGATGAGAGCATCGATGCAGATGGCATTTATGACAATGCAGATGACAATTATGACAGCTATGATGCAAATGGCCAACCAAATCCGTAGCTCTAGTGCAATGATGCACGCAACCATGCTCCAACTTGGAACTCAAATGGTTTCTGCTATGCGTATGGCCATGGCGTTGCTTAATGTGACAATCCTAACGGGTATGATGCAAGCTGCAAACGGAGTTCGATCTGCTGCTGGTATAGCTCATGCTGGTGGTGTCTATGTCGGTTCGATGATTTCTCAAGGGGTTGCCGCTGGTATTAGAGCTCACTTGGGTTCTGTTATCGCTGCTACTAATGAGATTGTTGCTCAAGCCGAACGTGCTGCTCGCGCTAAAGCCGAGATTAAATCACCATCACGGTTATTTGCAGCAAATGTAGGTAAATACATTCCTCAAGGGGTTGCGATGGGTATTGCTAAAGAAATGCCTAGATCAATCGCCAAGATGTCTAAGACATTCGGTGATGCATTTAGTGAAGTCGGTGGCAATGCTATCGACCATGCAAACTCAATGGCAACTGCTGTTAGTGAAGCCGTGAATGGCGTCGGTCAATTGTTAGACGACTCGCTCGCCGACATGGACTACAAACCAACAATCACTCCTGTAGTCGATACTACCAATCTTGACAAACTTCAAAATGGCAACATTCTACGGGGAATCGGTGTTGATGCAACTAATGTTCCGCGACCAGCATATTCTGGTGTTCCAAGTTCATTACAATCAACCAACACAAATGTCTACGACAACTCTAATAAAGAATACTCTATTACTGTTAAAGTGGACAATGGTGGTAAACCAGTTGATGGTAAACAACTTGCTAGAGAAATTCAACAACATATTAAGGACTTTGACGATCAAGCTCGTCGAGGGAAAGGTGAAGAAGTATTATGGTGATGCCTTTAAAGCCTGGATATTTTATGATCAACGGATACAAGTCTGAAGATTATAATGTATTTATCCAAGATCGCCCCGATATAGAAACACCTAAACGAAGAGTGACTTTCGAGTCACCTAATGGCTATGAAGGAGAGTTGGCTTATGACGATGAAGGTTATGAGCCAACCGAATTCGAGCTTAGTTGTTTCTACGACGGACGAAGTCACAATGACTCAGATCGTGATATTTCATTAGCCCGTAATAAAATTAATTTTCTATTTAATAACGGGATTGGTAATTGGATTGATCTAATTCCATATTTCGATCAAAGTCATATTTACAAAGTTATCATGACAGAAATCACATACGAGAACAAATACTTCTATCAAGGTTGTATTTCGTTCAAAGTGAAACTCAAATGTCAGCCGTTTAAATATAATGTTGATAACCAGCCGAGAGTTGTTACTTCTGGTGAGGTCATTGACAATCCTAATTTATATTTCTCCAGACCAACAGTACAATTCTCTGGAGTTACGGGTAACTTGAAAATTTCTATTGGATCCACTGCTATGACAATCAAGGATATGCAAAACGAGACAATCATCATTGATAGTACTCGATACATTGTATATTCTAAGTCAGGATCCACGATCACAAACAAAAACAACAATACTGTAGGGAAAGAGTTCTTCAAATTATATCCTGGGAATGATCTACGGACAAACAGGGTATATTTTACAGCCACTAAGGGTACTGCCCCGGCTTCGATAACTCTAACCCCTAATTGGAGGGTATTAGTTTGAGACCAATTTTATATGAACAGAACGAACGGGTCTTTGATACTAATGGTATGGGGATCTTACACGACGCCATATCTGCAGAAGTCACTGAAGTTCGTAATGCAGAATTTGAGCTTGAACTAAAATATCCTGTCGGTGGAGAGTGGGCTCAAGCGCTCACTCAAAACCGTTATATTTTGGTTAAGCCAAACGATTATGATGAACCTCACGCATTTCGTATTTACGAGATTGAGAAAGAGGCTGATTCAAACCAAATTACTGTTAAGGGTGTTACTAAGACTGATGAATTGTCTGGTAATGTCATCAAACCACTCTCAATTAAATCTGCAACACCGTCTGCTGCTTGGGAACAACTCAAACGTGTGGCTGTGGATCCAATTGAGTACAACTTTATTTCCGATATTCAGACTGCTAAAGACACAAACATGGATATTCGGAATGTTCTTAATGCAATTGCAGGAGAAGAAGGATCATTTATTGATACTTGGGGTGGAGAAATTAAACGTACTAACAATACGATTTATTTATATTCCAAACGTGGTAAAGATCACGTAACAACCATTCGTCCACGCAAAAATCTTAAGAACGTTAAAGTTAAATCTAGCATGGCTGGTAAATTCACTCGTATTTTACCATATGTGACATTCACTCCTGAGGGAGAAAACGAAGCAGAACAAGTTATTTATGGGGATATCATCAAATCTCCTCACTATGACGACTACTTCGTTAAAAGAATTATGCCTTTGGATTTGAGTTCTGAATTCAACGACTCTTCAACCCATAAAGAAGGTGAAGAATCTAAGAAGAAGGCGCCTACTCCGGCACAAGTTACTGCTAAAGCTCAATCATATTTCACATCTAAAAACAAAGATGCGGATAAACCTGATTTGAGTGTTGAAGTTGAGATGATTCCACTCCAAGATTCCACCGAATGGGATCGACGTATCATTCAAGCTCTTGAAAAGATCCAACTTTGTGATACTGTTGACGTCTATGTGCCTAAGATTGACTGCGACGTAACTGTCAAAGTCCGTAAGATTGTGTATGATGTTCTTCGGGAACGAATCATCAAAATCGAGGCAAGTTCCAGTGGGACTGGTCGAGCTAGCTTGGCCGATCAACAGAAAGCCCAATGGCAAGACCTTACAAATAAGATTGTCAACAATGCTCTCTACGGAGAGAAGGACGGTTTGATCCATACAATCCTCACATCAGCCAACAACAAAAACAAAAACTTCTATGGTCCTGAGGAACCTCCTCGTGAGAAGGTATCCAAAGATGACTTGTGGTTTAAACCAGTTGGTGGTGAGGGTGAAGTTGAGATGTGGAGTTTCGACGGTGAGAACTGGGTTCTTGTCATCGACGCTAATTTCGGACAGAAGGTTACTGACAAGGTAAACGACGCTATTGAGTCCGCTAAGCGAGATATCAATGCTGACGTCCAATCTCATATTAACGCAGCTATTGCCGACGCAGAGAAACGTTGGCGACCAGACTTCACACCAATTCAGAATGAGCTTGACGAGAAGCTTAAGAAACTGGATGGCGATATTAATGTCAAAGTTAGTGATATTAAAGACCAACTAGCTTCTGAATTGGAACGAATTAAACCAGGAAATCCAAACTTACTTGATGGTACGTTGGAAATGAATGGTGGCGGAGGTTTACTTTGGAACGTCGTCCAAGGTGGCGGAGGTATGCAAAACGGGCAACTACTTGGTGCTAGGAATTATTTGGTTGATGAGATTTCTCATGTGCCAACAGACAATACATTCTACATGCCGTTTGAAAGTAAGAATTATAGTATCCCATATACGTGGTCGTTCTTTGTTAAGAATACTGCTGGTATGAGATCTTCTAAATTCAAGGTAACACCATTCGATCCAGCTACTGACAAAGTAACTGTGGATGGTGTGGACTTGGTTCCAACTGATGGTGAGGCCATATTCGAGTTGCCTGGCGGTACTGAGAAGTATGTCACAGTCTCATATCCAAGGATTAGTGGCGGTGTACAACTCACGATAAAGGAAATTGCTAACGTCGACGGCGCTAACATCTACACATACAAGTGGAAAGTTGAAGAAGGTACTAAAGCTACTGGCTGGGTGCCTAGCGCTAATGACGGAGATCAGAAGTGGAAGAACTACAAATCCACAGTCGATGGCGATTTGGCGTCGATGAAGCGTCGAATTACTGATACTGATGGTAGAGTTACCACAAATGCTGCTGAGATCCAACATCTTAATACTGGATTAGCTGCTAAAGCCGACCAAGAAACCGTAAACCACCTTGATGGTAGGATTGACGAAGCTAAAGCCGAACTTAATCTAGTTCCAGACAAGATTTCAACTGCGGTAAACGCATACAAAGCTACTGTCGATGGTCAGATCTCCAAGGTGTCAAGCTCTATTGAGCAGAAGGCGAATGAAATCAAAATCGCCGCACAAAACCTAGAGAAGAAGGTTGACGGTAATGCGACAAGCACTTCTGCGGAACTAAGGGTTATCAAAGACTCGATTTCCGCTAAGGTATCTCGTACTGATTTGGATACAGTTAGTGGGAAAGTCACTTCCGTTGAGACGAACTTGACTACAAGGATCGACGGTATCCAAACATCTGTCGATAAGGCAACAAGAGATGTCGATGGTAAGATCACATCTGCCGTATCCTCGGCAATCACTCAATCCGAGAAAGAAATCGGCCTTCGTATCACTGCTACTGAAGCCAAATTAATGTTGGACGAGATTCCTAAACGAGCTAGAGAAGCCGAGATTTATACCGATACCAAATTCAATCTGGTTGACGGAAAGATCCAAACCCAACTTAACAATCGTCTAGTTGATTACGCTCGTACCACCGATATTGCTACTCGTGTTACTCAGGAAGCTGGTAAAATCAAGACTGAATTAACCTCAGTTATTGACCAAAAGATTCCTAAGAAATACGGTAGTCGTAATTTCCTAGCTGGTACTAAGACTGAAATCCATTTCAACGGACCTATTAAGAACAAACAAGGTAATAATGCCTGGGAAGTTATTAGTGGATATTGGTTTATCGACAAAAAGACCCTAAAAGAACGTGGGTACAAAGTCGGTGATCGTATGAATATCCAATTCAAGACTCGTACAACCACTCCGGGCATCACAAGTATGAGGGTTTCTCCTGAGGTTTATAGTGGTGGCGGTTATTTGCAATGGATTAACGGGTCTAACCTATTTGGATTACCACGAGAATACAACAAAGACGAATGGGATGTATCTACATCAGACACATACAAAACCAAAATTGGTTGGTTCAATATCTCAGAGAATTCTCTTAATAATGGTATGCAAATTAGATTCCGTATTGACGTCGGTGGTAAAGCAGCAGGGACTAATGTTGCTATCGATATTAAAGATGCGATGATGTGGGATGGAGACTTATGGACGGATTATGCTCCGGCATATGAGGACATCGATCTAGATTCAAGCGAGAAATTCCAAGAAGTCTTACAGACCGTAGATACCTACAAACGTACTCTTGGTACTACCCAAAACGGTATTACCACATCTATCTCTCAACTAATCCAAAACAGCGATGAGATCCGTACGGTTATTACAAATGCATCACAATCGACCGACAACTTGATTGTTGATACCGACACGTTCTTATCCGCAAAATTAAGTAACTTCACTAACGGAGTTGATGGATACACGACATCTACCAGACCTGGAAATTACGGAAGTGCAGAGTACTTCTATTTTTCTAAAGGTAGTTACGATGGGACATATTCAAACAATTCCGCATTTGTGTCATTACCTCTGGTTATAGACAAAATGGAGGATAGTGATAAGTATACTTTCTATTGCAAATACCACATGGACGCAACCGGAGTTTATCGAGGCAATAAAGATATGAATGTCGAATTGCAAATTATCGATAACAACGGAACGCCGGTATATACTAAAGGACTGACAGCACAACCTGGCTATCAATATCAAACCTATACCAAAGACACATTTGATGTAGTTGGTCAGCATATATTTGATAATGTCAACGGATATAATGGCCGATTCTCATTCCGTATCAAATTAACCGGTGAAGGTCGATTTGGTATTAAGGAGATTATGTTGGTACGTGGAGGTACTGTTGGACGGTACAAACCATCTGGTGGTGTATCCTCAACTGTCATATCTCAGAAAAACGATGCCTGGGCATTAAGCCTATCCGGACCGAAAGATGTCATCACAGCAATCAATGCTGATCGCTCTGGTGTACGTCTTAAAGGTAAGAGTATTGTGTTGGATGGTGATGTTATTGCTAACGGCACAGCATTTATCAAAGAGAGTTGGATTGAGGATCTTAATGCGTCTAAGATTACTGCTGGTGAGTTAAATGCCGCTAGAGTAAAAGTCATTAACATTAACGCTAATAATATAGTATCTGGTACAATGAGTGCTGCTCGAATTAGAGGCGGTGAATTACGAGCATTGAACGATGCTACAGTATTTGATCTACAAAATGGTACGTTGAATTTATATTCCGATACGGGTACCATTCGAAGAATTGATGAAACAAGTTCTTCTCAGTTCTTTAAAATGACAAGAAGTGGTTTTATTGCAGAACATTTCCGTGATAATAAAGCGGCAATGATTGTTTTAGGAACTAACCATGATAAATCTGAGTCAACAGAAAATTCGACCTTTTCTGGAACTAGACTTTGGTCGGGTAGGGGTAATGGAGTTAATGAATCTTTTTACGAGATCGTTGCCGATCGTATAGCCATGTATTCAAACGGTAAGTATCGCAGTCCTCTTATCTTCCATAACAATACAGATGATGGAAATAACTACATAATTCCTATGAACGAGAAAAACATAAAGCACTTTATTGGACGTGGCGATAAACACTTCATGGGGGTTTATACCGATAACCTATATTTGGGTACTGGAGGAACTAATGCTGGTGGTTATTTATGGGACTTATTAACTTGCTTTGGGATCATTGCCAAATACGGATGGAATCTAAAAGACGAATCTACACAAAACCATATTCGTGGTGTGCTAAATAAATATCATTTCAAATAGAGGTAACAAATGAACGACGAACAATTATACAAAGCATCTTTTGACGAGTTATCTAACACGTTATTGAATGTTTCAAAAAATAATGCTTTGCTTACAGCACAAGCCAAGTTCTATCTTGATGCGTATACTAATCTTCAAGAAGAACACAAGAAACTTATCGAGGAAAAAGAGGAACTCCGTAAAGAGTACAATTCTTTACTCGATAAAAACAATCAACTTACTGAAGATCTGCGTAAGCTCGAAGGCGAACCAGATCCACACACTACGGAGGAAACTAAATAATGGGTATTTATGGTGAATTCAAAGTAACAAACGTATATCCTCGTTATGGTTCTGATGGAGCTGTCATTGGGACAGTTGTATCCATCAAGCAAGATAATCCATATTTTGCTGTCATGGATTACATCTTAAACGGTGACCAAACATCGAAAGACCATGATGATCTGTTGAAGCAAATCAAACGTCAGGAATTCTACACGAATTTCTCAGAATTTGCTCAACAAGAAATTGTTAAGGAGATCGACAATGCGAATACGAAATCCAACAGTAACGCAGAAGCCATTGAAAAGATCAACAAACTGACTCATACAGTTATTCTTAATTCTGTAATGAGCGATGGTGTTAAATATGGTGTTGTCTACAAACAATTTGCAGAACAACTACCTGCTGCTACCGATGGTATGAAAATCAAAGACCAAGACATCTTCACAGTCAATGATCCAAGTCATACTGAGGTTGATGGCGAAGGTAAACTTGTCATCGTGCAAGCAAACCGTGAATTCACATACGCTGGACAACCTGCTTCTGAATTCAAAGAGAACGGATATTTCGGACAAAACGGAATTGCCGTGTCATATCCATTCGCTAAGGAGAACACTCCTACACAATAACACAAGGAGGCTTAAATGCGATATTTAGATACGCCTGTGACTATCGTCGATGACGGTACAGATCGCAGCTTAAGTATCAAATTTGCCGAGCCAAGTGCCGGGGATACAGAGGTTATCTCCGGTGTCTTGTTTAGGACATCTCATGATACTTCTGAGGAAATTCAAGCTAAATTTGAACCTACTACTGGGTGTCTAAATCTTGAAATTCCTAATAATTTAATCAATTATACGGGCTACGCTAAAATCGTTGTCCCTAAATCATCATTCTTATCTGAACCAATCACTGTCAAGTTCGACGTATATTCTCCAAAGGACGAAGACGGAGCTGACCGTGGTTATACAGGCGCAGATAAGTACTTATTTGTCCGTGACTTCCATACAAATGGTGATATCTACGTCGAGGTGGGATCTGATGTAGTGAACACTGATTTCTTGCGAAGTGTCATTGACAAAGTTATTGCCAAATCTGGATTAACAGGTAAAGATGGAGTTGAAATTGATACTGTCGCTCTTAAGAATGACATTTTCAATCGTGTGATCAGGTCTATCGATACCAATAAGATCCAGAATGATGTTCTTACGGCCGTTACAGCCAAGGTTGATGCGATCAAAGAAGAACAATCAAAATCCGTGCAAAATCAGGACGCTAAGATTCAAGCCGTCGAATCTAAAGTTGCTGGTATTGACGTGGATACAATTAAGACGAATATCTTAAGTGAATTTACAACTAAAACAGAGCAAATTAAGGCCGAGATTATCAATGCCGTCGATATTCCTCAGCTTAAATTGGATCTGACAGGATTGGTTGAGACTAAATTCACTGCAGAACGTCAAACAATCGTGGATAGTGTGACATCTGCGATTAACACCAAACTCCAATCTGAGGAATTCATCAATCCGATTGTCCAAAGGGCAGTAGCTGGAGTGGATACTCACGGATACGCCGATACTGTAAAGACAGAGTTGAATACTAAGATTGAGGAAAATACTACTGGCATTTCTGGTATCAACACCAAACTCGAAGGTATTGAGCAGAAGTTATCTGCTAGTATTTCTGAGGCGATCTTAAAGACACTGAAGGATCAACTTACTTCTCAAGATATTACAACAATTCTTAAGAAGGACGACTCTTATGTTACCACTATCTGGGAGGATATCAAGACCGCTGGTAAACTTGATGACTTTGTTAAAGACTCTGACTTGCTAATGGTTGCTGATATCGATGGAGGAGGAACTTTATATAATGGTGCAAATGTACTATTAAAACTCCCAGCACCAGGTCCTACCATTTCTGAGGTTAATCAACTTCGGTCGAGTTTGGGAAGTCTAGAAGGTAGAGTTGGTACTGCTGAGTTAGAAATTAAAGGAATCAAATCTCAAGGTACTGGTGGTTCAGGTACTCCTGGGCCTAAGGGTGAAGATGGTCAACCAGGCCCACAAGGAGAACAAGGTATTCAAGGCCCTCCTGGACCTCCAGGCCCTAAAGGTGACAAAGGAGAAACCGGTGAGCGTGGACCTAAGGGTGAAGATGGACAACAAGGTCCTGTTGGACCCGCTGGTCCTGCCGGCCCTCCTGGAGAAGCCGCTACTATCGACACAACTAACTTCGCTACTAAGCCAGAACTAAACCAAGTAAAAAGCGACTTGACTGGTTTACAATCTCAATTTAGCGATGTTGATGGTCGTGTAACGACGCTTGAAAACAAGCCCGCTCCAACTGTCGAAATCCCATCTGAATACAAGAAACTCAATGACTTGTATGCTATTTTCCCAACTTACGAAAATCTCGTAACCCAAATGACAACAAATATCAAGAACCAACACTTGGCACTTGGTATTGACGCAGTGGTTGATGATAAACTTCGTAATGGTGGAGATCCATTTGTTACTACGTCACGGATGACCGAGGCTATTAAAGCCGTAAATGGTGTATCTGGTAGTGGTACTACAATTGTTGCGGGTAATGATGTAGATACTGTATTTGGTGATAATTACCCATATGATGGCGATAATATCACAACTCTTAAGGATATCCCAATCGGATCCGTATATGTCGACCGACTTCGTAAGAATGGAGCATTGAAATGGATCAAGACACAGATGTATGCTGAGAATGCGGATCGTAATCAAGCACGAAATTGTTGGCGTGTGTTATATGGTGATACTGGAGCGGTTAAAATACCGATGACAGGTTCTCCTCTAAATGGTGCGGTATTGACATTCCGTCGTATCAACTCCACTGTCGAACTCACTTGGGGTGGATTGTCTTGGGGTTGGTTCGGTATCAAACGAAGAGGGGCTGCTGGATATGCGGATCACCCGTCAGACCGTAACAAATTTGTAACTATCATTCCTCAAGGAGGTCTTAAAGAAGGGTTCATCCCTACAGGATCTAAATTGGGAAACATGACAAACGATAAGGGTGTTCCTTACGGTACATTCTACGTTGGCGGTGTGACTGATTCTAGACAAGTGCGCTTGCAATTCTTGAACGACGTGCCAACAGATCGTGATATTGGAGATATTCGATTTACAACTATGACTTATACCACGGACGATCCGTGGCCAGACCAAATTACTATATAACGAGGTTAATTTATGTTTAAACTAGAACGCTTCGAAGATGAAGAAGGGACTAAGGTAGCGGTTGTGGATAACAATCCATATTTCCGATACGAATATCCTTATGTCTTAACAGAAGATATGAAGCAACAAACAGATGAAGAGATTGGTAAATACCTTATTCAAGATCTTCAATATCGTAATGAGCACACTTTGATGTCTACTTTGCTAGATGTCAATTTGCGCTCTCCATTTATTTACGACAACCAATTCGCAACGCTTATCCAATATCTTAAAGAGGGTGAGCTTGGTGAATCATATTTCCCAGGATCTCAAATAAAACTTCGTATTCCTAATTATGAAGCTGAGGGTTGGGAAGGTGACTTTGCTATGGTTACTGTGAATAAACCACTCACAATTCCTAAAAATACCGCAGATATCTACAAACTGTTCTCAGATTACCACAAGAACGGCATCGTAGAAATTTTAAAGTGGCAAGACGTCGTTCACCTAAATCCGAACGACTTTAAGAAAGCAGCAACTGAAACTGGAGGAAACTAAATATGGCATATACAGCAATTGACAATTCAAGAAGCGTAATCCAACACTATGGCAAAAAAGGTATGAAATGGCGTAAAAACCGTATCGAAAACTACGATGTCGATGCCGTGGATGTCGCGTCAGCAGATGATTTACATAAAGATGATGCCGATTTGGCATACATCAAATCTGTTAAGGACACTCAAGCGCTTAACGGTCCGGCAGACTATAAGACCTTGGAAAAAATCCATGGTAAAAATAAAGTCACTCGTGAGATGATGGCTAAATTCCAAAAGAACGCTTACGGTAAATTGATTGACCAAAAGGTTAAATCTCGTACAGATCGTTGGACTAAACTTCGTGATAAAGCTCGTAAGATTAACAAACAATCGACTCTAAATATCGGTAACGGTAGTCCTAGAATTTAATGGAGGTACATAAATGGTAGTAAATCCATCTGCGATGCTGGCTTGGATGCTGGCTCGTGAAGGAAAAGTAACATATTCTATGGAACGTCGTACTGGGCCAGACTCATTCGACTGTTCTTCATCAATGTACTACGCTGGTGTAGCCGGTGGTATGAGTACTCTGCCTTGGCCTTGCTCGACTGAGACAATGCATGATTGGTTGTTGCAAAATGGCTGGGTACTGTTGGCAGAAAATGAAGAAGCTGATGTACAAGCTGGCGATATTTTCATCTGGGGACAAAAAGGATATTCTGCTGGGGCATTTGGCCACACAGGTATTTTCTTAGACTCTGATGGAACTATTATCCACTGTAACTATGGATATAATGGCATTACTCGAAATAACCACGACGAAATCTGGGGCTATAACGGCCAACCATATTTCTACTTCTATCGTTACAACGGTGGATCTCGTGTTCCTAACCCTCCTCAAATTGAGATCGCTGAGAATACGTTTGAACATGAGTTGAATGTTGGTACTCACTTACCATCAAGCGAACAACCATATTATGAAGCGACTATCACAGAGGACTACTGGGTCGAAGCTCAACCATTCGCTGGTGCTGAAGAAAAAGAACTATTCAAGAAAGGTTCTCGTGTGCGTGTCTATGAGAAAGTGGACGGATATTCTCGTATCGGTTCGCCTCAATCTGCTCAATGGATTGATGACAACTATCTAGACGACGCTGAGGATATGGCTGGGAAATTATGATTATTATTCACAATGACGAATTAATCCATACTGATAATATGGATGATGTATTACTTCACTTTGGAGTCAAAGGTATGGGAGGTAAATAATGTTAATTATTGAATCCAATAAGCTTATTCATACCGATTCTATGGACGATGTGTTGCTTCATTTTGGTACTAAGGGAGCAACTAGATTCGCCAAGAAGAACTACAACAAAGCTAAGTATGCTGCTGGCTTTGCGGCTAAGCGATCATATCTGTAACCACTGCGGAGCCTACATGGCTCCCTTTTATTTTGTCTTCGCAGAAATTACAAGTCATATAATGAAAAGATATTTAAAGGAGGTCATTATCATGACTAAAAACACTAAAAAGGAACTTACACTAAATCAAATCGCTATGATCGAAATCGCTTTTGGATTTGAAGATTATGATATGGAAAAGATTTTAGAACATCAACGATTGTATGTACTTGGCAAATCAAATGTTAACGATACAGTTAAAGATTATGTACTAAGTCTTTCGCAAAGATTAAGAAAAGAAGCAAAAGGGTTACTAGATTGTGTAACATTTGAGGAAGTGGATAAACGTTCACTAAAGATGTTTAAGACGCATGAAGCCTTGACAGAAATGTCACAATTAATATGGAAAGAGGTTGAAATAACTGAAGAAATGAAAGATGAAATGGCAAAAGCCAATGCTGTATTCAAACCATTGTATGAAGCAAAGAAACAAGAGGTTAAAGAGATATTGGACTTTTACAGAAGTCTTGATTAATTCTAAGGGGGGTTTAACCTCCTTCTTTTTTGTCCGCAGAAATTACATGTGTTATAATGAAGGAATAGATTAGCTCAAGAGGAAGAGCCCGGTATAATCCGGAGATCTGCGTTCGATTCTCAGACTATTCTTTTTTTTTCAAATTTCATATTAAGGAGGTAGTCATGGCAGTAAGCAAGACTAGAAAGAAAAGTCCTCGTCGCAAACCACGAGGTGAAGTAAAACGTGTGCCGAAAGTATACTCAATTAAATACAAGTTTATTCGCGGCTCATATAAACCAAAACTCGATGTTGTCGAGTTGTATATTAATATGCAAGTCAACGATGAGAATATTGTTGTGCATGGCGATGTAGACCCTGACAAATCATATTTTGATGGGTTATATATTCACACAGCAAATCCTCATGCGGGATTAACAGCTCGTACAGCGTGGATTAATAAGCGTGATGTACCTAATCTAACAATGGCCGTAAGAGCATTTGTCGATACTATTGGGGATCTGTTGGACAACAATACACCAGTAGAAGATCTCCCTTGTCTCAGTATCAATGATAAAGGAGCATATTTTGGAGAAGATCGTTTATACGATATCGCAAAAGTTTATTAGGAGGATATTATGGACGACAAGAAATTTGAAGATATTAAGAAAATCTATATTGAACGAGATGTTCCTAAAACAAGTCTTCTTGATATTATCAAGAAACTATTTAAAAAGAAATAATCCGCAGAAATTACATACTCTATAATGAAGAAATAATTAAAAGGAGGAACAACACTATGTTCGATTTAAATAAAGGATTCGCAGGATTATTCCGTTACGAAGGTACACCACTTGAGGTAACTATTGATGATAATGTCGCAAAGGCATTTCTAAAAGGTTGCGCTCGAGGGATTATCAACGGAACGATAGTAGTCGGCGGAATCGTTATTGTTACGACAGGTGTTTTAGCACTTACAAACAATTCTGATAAATAAAAGTTGGGTTTACACTCAGCTTTTATTTTTTGTCAAAAGAGAAAGTGAGAATAGAGAATGGCAATTCGAAAATACGAAAACTTAAGCGACATGGACATGATTTACTTGTTGGTCGAGAGTACCGATATTTACTATAGGACAATTGGTGGCGATCAATCACAATGGGCCGGTATACGATGGACATTTAGACCAAACGATTGGTCAAGATGGCGGATTCGTGAGATCTATAGAAAGATCAATGCAATCCGCAAGAAGTACAAATTATTGGCAGTTCCTACGGGGGCTCCTTTAGAGGACTGCTGGGAAGGTATGCCTCCGCAGAAATTACAAGTCATATAATGAAGAAATAATTTAAAGGAGGTAACTATTATGTTACGGAAAGCATTACGATTTATTGGATTTTACTGCTTGGCTGGTTATGCCGTGTTGGAGGAAGCTCATATTGATAAGCTTGTGAAACAAGGATACGTGTCAGCAGATGAAGGGCCACATCGTGAGCGGCTAGATGTTGTACAGAAAGTTCTCAGAAAATTAAAGAACGAAGGATATTAGATGTTAGATTAACTAACATCTTTTCTTTTTGCCAAGGAGGTAAGTGATGGATAATTTTTCAGTTGAATTGATTATTGAGGATATGCGTAAGAACGACAAAAAGATCGAGTACTACGTATCGAAACTATTAACGTGGCTCTGCTTTGCTTGTATCTTATTAGCATTAACTCAGAGCTACGAACGTAAAATCACATCTCGAGACCAGCAGATCGAGATGTATAAGAAGCGTTGGGAAACGAGAGATAAGGCTGCTGAATATTACAAAATGAAATACGAGGTGGAAAAAGCTAAGAATGAAAAATGAACACAACAAAGGTTATAATGCGTCAATGATTACGCTGGGTATCTGTGTTGTACTTGCGCTCACATATTTGATTCCTCAGACACTGAAAGAGCATCAAATGGAAGAAGAACGCATGGAGCGTATTGAGAGATCGATTGACCGTTTCAATAAAGATATTGACGAATTGGAAAACCGAATGATTGATTTGGAGGATGGTAAAATTGACGATAAAGTATCACACTAGACCGACGCAGATAGATCGTAAAGATCCATATCATCGCATTCATGACAAATACCGTGATCAATGGATTTATGAAATCAACGACAAATATTTCGTGTCGTTTGTAACTTTGGATTTAGGCGTTGGACCTAAAGAAGGCGAATGCGCATTATGCTCATATGACGATCGTGTAGCGCATGCTACTGTCAACAAGATGTTTACTAAGAATGATTTGGTTACTTATGTAAAACATTTCCGCGGACTACCAGAAAACCAATTAGAAGATTTCTTCTAAAATACTATAGGCCCGTTAAGAGCTGCACATTGAGGGACATAAGAAAAAATTTTATTTAATCTACTATTTACATACACCTTGTCCTGTGTAACAAGCTACTTACGGAAATTTACGAAAGGAAAGCCTCTACACTGATACTATCATCTGTATGTAGCTTTTAGCGGGTCTATATAACTGTCAACACGTTTGATAGTTCCAAACTGCGCATAACATAATTTGTACGATGTGATCTCCTTTTTAATATTTTTTATTTCAATTTACTTTTTCATAATACAAATTTTATTGTCAAATAATGTTTAAACCACATTATACGCAGTAACCAAATTCTTTCCTACCTTTTTAATATTTTTTCATAATAATTGCATAGGTACGAGTTTGTTATGCGTGGTTTGGAGCTATCAAATAGCTTTACATTTTTATTTATTGGAGGATTATAGTATGTTATTTGAAGATTTGTTTAACGAAGATGTTAAATCTGTTAGTGTTGTTACCGATATTACAGACGGTAAACAAAAGGTTGTGGAGTTAGGAAAAGACTTCGATAATTATTTTGATAAAACATATGGCAAAGCTGTTAAAGACCTAAATGCAACAGAAAAAGCATACGAAGGAATGCGCCGAGCTAGCATATATTTCGCACTAGCTACAGGAGCTTCTCTATTGCTAACTCGTAAACTTAAGAAACGCAGCCAACGTCAATACAAAGATATTTGTGATGATATGTATTCTGACCGTACTATGGACGAATTTGTAATGAAGGCATTTGAGGAGCAATTTGGAAATGGTGAGAACTAAATACACCATGGTCACGTGTTATTAAGATTGAAGGATTATATTTAGGAACCGAGGTATAGAAATGGGACTATTTAGTAAAGTAAACAAATTGGAAAAAGTTGATTTTGGTGATGCTGAGCTTAATGCTATTTATGAAAAAGGGTTAAACGATGGCAAGGAGTACGGTCAAATGGACGAAGCAATCCAAGGTATCTTATTTGCTGCTGGCGGATTAGCAGTGTATTATATTGGACGACGTGCCCTAAATCGTTCAAATAAAGAATTGAATGAAGTAATTAAAGAAGGACAATTCGATTCCTTTGAGAAACTGTTGGAGGAAAAGTAATGAGTGAATTAGATGAGTTTGGTATTGTGCGGTATATTATAGATACTGGCGATAAAGTCGTGTCTATATTACTTAACGATATTGCGGAAGATGTTGATGGTAACCTTCTTATGAAAATTAAGAAGAATCATATTCCGTTCTATGACGCGCTATTTGAAGAAGATGATCCAGACCAAGTAGCAGAGTATATTCTTGTTAAAGGTGTAAAATTCTATGTTTCCACTTGGCAAGGTAACGACAATTATATTATCTTCCAAGTAGATTGGTTTACAACAAAACGAGGAATGATTCTATATTTAGACACTGAAGTTAAAGATCCAATATACGACGTAGAATGGCTTCTTCAAAACGAAAATCTATTTGGTTTTGACGGAGGATTTATCAAACGAAATTATAGAATGATTTATAAATGCTTCATCAACAATTATGGCGTCAAAGTCTTATTCGATGTTGACCAATCTAAGATTGATGATTTCTATAGTTTCGAGAAGTATTTGGTTAGAACATTTTATGATAAGATTGCGTCTTCGCAGAAAAAACAAGGCTCATAGTGAAAGGAAGGTAAATTATTATGTCTAAAAATTTTAACGATATTGACAATTTAGCTTACGCTATCGCGTTCGATAGCCTTACTGGAGAAATCGAAAAGGTCAAAGTTGAACTGGCTTTAGCAGAAGACGAAGAAGCAGCGAAAGCTTTGGAAACTCGATTGGCACGCCTAATTGCTCTCAAGAATGAAGAGATCAAACATAAGGTGAAGCCGATTGATATTTTCAATACGATCACTGCCGGAGTCGCTGGTATTGCGGTACTCAGCTATGAGCAAACTGGGATTATCACCAGCAAGTTATGGAACATGACTGCGGGAGCTATTTTCCGTAAACGTTAATAAGGGGATTTAAACAATTCCCTTTCTTTTTTCGAGGTAAAAGATGTTTAAAGATGATGCGTGGGTTAAAGTTTTAACAGTGTTGTTATTCATATTGTTTATCCTATTATTCTTTTTAGTAACAACTATAGAAGATAAGGTACATACATTAGAACATACTGTTGAGCTGCAACAAATCCAAATTGACTATCAACGAGATGTTATAAACAACATCAACAGAAAAGTGTTATATCCTGGAGGTTAGAGTATGGATAGAAAACAACCAATGTTTAAATTGTCTCAACGTGGAGACGAAATTGAAATCACGAGCGATAACTACAATCTTATTCGCCAGTCATACGACTCGTATAAATTTATGATGGACAAGTGTTACCCAATGCGTCCAGAGCTTATTATGGACGATACGAATCTCGCAGAAGAGGTTCTTATTATTGGTATCACAGATCTGTGGATGAATTGTACAAACAATATTTGGCACTTCACTATTTATTTGACGGCGCTGAATAGAGACTCACCGTTCAAGACACTGAAGGAATATTTTGGAAAGGAGGTTAAATAATGGTATCACCTATTGTGAAACGGTCTAGTGAATTCAAAGATACAATTGTATCAATGGTACGAGCTATGCCGTTAGATGAGATGCTTCTGGTGCCCTCGTCATATATTGACAAAGGTATTGAGGCATGGCTTGCAGTTGATCCAGAGACTGGCATCAGTCCTGCCCAGGAAGACTACAAGCATTATTTTCAATTCATCATGACGATTCCTAAAGAGATGCATGTCTTAGACATGGATCTATATTATTTGCGTATTGCCAAACGGATTGTGGATAATATTCTTATTAGTATGCTCGACACGTCATATTACAAATCAGTATTTGGGTATGCCGACGCTGAGAAGGAACAATACGAGCTTATTTATGCTCTAACAAATGATGTTCTTGATCGACTAGAGAAAACCCAAGATGGTCGACGTGCATATAAGAACACAAAAGAACTTAGGGAAGAATTCGAAAAGTATTTCGAAGAGGTATTAAGCAATTATGACGAAGAGTCTTGAACCGAGTTATATCGCAAAGTCTATCCCCATATTAACTAAGGACGAATTCTTTGCGTATATTCGAGATAGCATAGTCAACTTACCGTTAAAAGAGATGTTTTATGTGGACGATTGGTATATTGATCGTCTTATTACAAATTGGCAAACGTTGAAATTTGAGTCTGACTATCGTAAATACATATTCGGACTCTTAATGTTACCTAAGAATCTCAAGCAACTTGATATTGACTTGATGCTTTGGAATGTTGTTAGAAGTCTCGTTGATGAAATGATAGTATCTTTAGCCGAGGGATTCTATTACGACGAGATGGAAAGTGTTATCGGCGAGACTATATATTTTGAGCCCTTCAAACGATATAAAGGACATGAGATCGACAAACAAAAAGTCACTTATTTCCTTGACATTCTTGATACAATATATGGTCGTGTGGAAGAAGGATTCGATACGCTGTCGTGGATACGCTCAGCGGTTGATGAAGAGTATTTATTATAGGAGGTTGTGCTCGTTGTGAAACAGCATGTAAACTTTATTTTGTCGGATGGCGATATGAATGATATCGCTACACAATTCATGGCATGTGACCGTGAATTGGAGGTTGAGATCGAGGGTAGTAATGTAGTTTTACACCTCGTACGTGATGATGCAGATGCAGAATATTAAGAACATAGGAGAATAGAGAAATGAAAAAATCAATCGTATACACAGGGACAATCGCACTTGCCCTTTTGACAGCACCGACCGTATTGGCTAATGAATCCGATACAGTTGTCACTAAACAAGATACTAATATCACAGTGCAAAACCCTTCGGTTGAAGTAACAACGTCTAACGATACTATTTACGCTGATGTTGATGTCAAGGTAAATGATATTCAAATCCCAGATGAAATTTCAATCAACAAAGGTGACAGCATTACTGTTGGATTGCCTCAGGAACTTAAGCTTGTGAACAACTACACATTCCCAGTTAACAATAACGAAGGAACTGAAGTTGGTACAGCTACTGCGAACAAAGACAATAATGAAGTCACAACTGTATTCAACGACTATTTTGAGTCACACCCATTAAACAAAACGTTCTCGCTTGATATTCAAACTCAATGGAATGTCGAAAAGGTTAAGGAGAACCAACAAGTCGCCCTTGACTTCAACGGTCGTAAGGTTGAAACTACTACTGGTAAAGCTGGTGTTATCGGTAAGGACGAAACTCTTAATAAATGGGGAGGCGAGGACTCTGAACATCCAGGCGAAATCGTATGGGCAATGCGCGTTAACTATGCCAAGAAAGACCTTGTCAACGTCAAAGTGGCAGACACTTGGGACGAAAACCAAGAATATGTTAAGGATTCGTTCAAAATGGTAGCCGTTGAATCGAATACCCCTTGGAAAGAAAAAGAATCGGAAGCGACTAAGATCGCTCCTGTATTCCATACTAATGGTTTCACTTGGTCTGCCGATAAACTCTCAGACCAGTTGTATATTAGTTATCGTACAAAAGTCATCAAGCAAGCTGAGCGTTATTTGAATAGCGTAGTTCTTGGCGCCGACAACTTTAATTCACAATATCGTGATGTACCTTATCAATTCGTAAGCGGTAAGGGTAAAGCCGATGGTGAAAATAAACCAGAACCTACATTTGAGATTCCTAAGGAGTCTCCTAAAGTAGAAATCCCTGAATTCCAAGGCGGTATTCCAGGTATTCCTGAGGTACGCGAGAAACCCGAATACACAGAGCCTATTGGTACAGTTCCTAATGAGGCTCCGGTACTGGATAAACCTTACTTGCCAATTGAAGATATTCCTTTGATGCCACCTGCTCCTATTTTGGAAAAACCAGAATATCCAATCCCGGCAGAACCAGAAAAACCTAACACACCACCTACTACACCTGAAGATAAGCCTAAAACACCAGCGCCAAATCAATACGTACCAATTCGTAAAATTGAAGAACCTAAACCTGTTGTTAATAATATCCCGCCTAAGGTTATTGAAGCTGCTAAAAAGGTTGAGACACACTCTCTTCCTAATACTGGATCTAGCCTAGAACTTGCTTTGGTTACTACTGGCGTTTTATTTCTCGCTACTGCGGGTGTAGTTATTTCAAGAAAGGAAACTAAATAATGAGAAGCTGGTTAAAAGATCCAGAATTAATAAAAGATACTGATTCATTTATGATTCTTGCACTATACAAATCAATGGCATATGACTATGATAATGCAAATCTTGATCCAATCCAGAAAGCAGTGATCACATATTTGATGGTACTATATCATCAACTCGGATTTTCAGAAAAAGCTATGGCTGATCTGAAAGAAATTTCAGAGAAATTCTGCACCAAACACGGTCCGTTGGTTGTGAACGACATGTGTACAATCATGGCTAATCCTGAGTTGGTGACCGAGCAATTGGAATATTTGAAAGATCTGCAATAATCCGCAGAAATTACACGGGTTATAATGAAACGAAAGAAAAAAGGAGGACATAAACATGTCAAAAGGAACTGTTTCAAACAAAATAGAAGAACTTAAGGAGGAAGTTGTGAACAACGAAGTAGATGGAACAACTGAAACCGCTAAAGAAACTGATATTCAATCAGTCGACGTAGAGCAACCTAAAGACAATTTCAAAAAGAAATGTACTCGCGGTATTGCTAAATGGCGACCAGTTGTAGTCAAGACTTTAGTGGTTGGCGGATTGGTAACTGTCGCTGGTGTAGTCGTACACGCTTTGACAAAACCTAAAGACGAAGATTCTGAAGAAAAATGGAACTGATGACGTTGCGTTCTAAAAGCATCGTTTAAGAGAATACGGGATATTACATCTCGTATTCTTTTTGAATTTAGAAAGGAGAACTACTAGTGAAAACATTTATTGGCGCTGTATGCATGTGCTTTATCGGAGCGTTATTTAGCGCTGCACTATATACTACGTTTGTTTATTTCTTTAACACTGAGCCTCGAGTTGCTGTGTGTTTGACAGGAGCCTTACAGACGATTGCTATGTACTTATGGGGGTATACAGCCGGAAAAACTAGTAAAGAATAACTTATGGCAGTAATTTTAGATGACTATGATGTTGTTAAAGTACACAACCATGGTAGAAATCGGTATACATTTTTCTTATTGCTAGACGGGCCTCGAGATATTGCACTAGCTGATTTGGCTACAGAACTAAATGTATATAGAGATGTGATGTCATATCGTGGAGAGCGTTATTACGCTTTGTCTGGAATTGAGAAACGTATGAATCCCGACGACGCACAGTGGATTGCAACGATAGAAAGTGAGAGGATTTAGATGACCAAAACATCTTACGATAAAGTAAAACTAAAAACAACCCAAATTGCTGAGGGTGACTTAGAAGAAAAGCATATTACAGCGGTAGCTAAAGGACGAATCGAAAAGCCAGGTGTTGGTAAATGGTTCAGTCATATCCTATTTGGTGAAGAAGGATTCCGTGGCGCAGCTACACATTTAGTACAAGAGGTTATTGTGCCATCTGTACAAAACACAGTTGCCGATGTATTAGTGACTGCGGTGCAGCGTGCCATCTTTGGTGATGACTATATTCACCGGCGAGGTAATAGTGGATCGTTCTGGGGACGTCCTACAAACGTAACCCGGATGGATACATATCGTTCTAATGGACGAAACGACTACACTAAGAACTTCGCTAAGCGTAACAACAGGGCTTCTAATGTAGTTAATGATATTGTCTTCGAGACTCGTCAAGATGCTCAGGAAGTATTCAATATTCTTCTGGCGAACCTTGACCAATATGGGGTGGTTACTGTCGGAGACTTCTACGAGTTATCTGACCAACCAGCGGCATTTACTGATCAGGCATATGGTTGGACGACTCTTGGAGGTTCTAATGGATTAGATGGGGCACGTATTGTGGCCGCCCGTGGAGGAGGATTTAAGATCCAATTCCCAATTCCAGTGGAGGTATAAATGAGTGACAAATGGAATCGTATTATGTCACAAGGGATCACAACCTCAGACTTAGGTAAGGTGAAGCGTATTGTCGCTCACATGGATACCGTAGAGGAGATGACCCTACGTGATTTTAAGATACTTCTGGAATTACCAGAAGACCGTTTCGATATTCGTGACCAGGATTATATCTGGATCAAATCGAATGTCGATATTCGTACTGTCGATGCAGGAACTAAATACTGCATTGTGTGTAAATTCAAAAAGAAAGAGGACTAATCATGTCTAAAGAATGGCCAAAAGAGTTACCGCCTTTGGAAGTAATGAAAGATAAATTCTTCAGAGGAGATTTTGATATTGATGGGGATTGTTATGTCGACCGTAAATCTGGTAAGAAATACTGGATTGACATTATGAGAGGTACAGCGGAGGAATACGGCCATGCGTAGTTGTCTAGGAACTTTGTTTTTATTGTGTACGCCACCCGTTGGGTGGTTTATTTTGGCTATATTGTGGATCGGGAGAGACAAATGACAAAAGTGATTAAGGCCTTACTTCTTACGTTTCCAACTATTATAACGACTGTTGGGTTGTTATATCTGCTATACTGGTTTTGGGCATTAGGAATTATGTTGTGGTTTTGGATCACAGGCATCATATTCTTCCTATACCAATTCAGTATCTGTTATTTAGTATTGGAGCAGGTCTATGAAACATACAAACGAAACTAAATTAAATGCTATTGTTATGTTGGACGGTGCATATGTCGATACTCTAAGAGATATTGACGATATCACCACATCAAAAGACGGACAAGTATATATGGTTGACTATGAGAATGTCACATACATATTCAGACGTTCTCGGGGATTTCTAATTATGCCATATTTCGATGTCCCAGCATTTAAATTCTCAATTAAAGACTTAGCCGTTGAACGAGCTATCGATAAAACCATGGAGGAACTATATGAAACTTCGAATCTATCCCAAGGGTGAACAGCGACCATTGTTATTCGCTGATGTCACAAGCGTAACCGTTAATTTCTACGGTCCAGATTGGGATCTCACATTCACTCACACAGACTATATTCGTAACAACGCAACCTGCAAAGCTCAAAGCCATTTCTCAAGTGGGAATAGCTCAGGCTTCAGTTTCTTAATTGAAAAAGAAACACAAGAATGGATTAAAGAGAACATCACATATAACCGTGATGCTAAGTAAGACAAAAGGAGAAACTAAAATGAAATTACCAAACATGAAAACTATTAAATCTGCTGCTAAACACTCATATACTGTATCTAAAATCTTGGCTAAGAAGTATGCACCAGTCGCTTTAGTGACTACTGGACTTGTTGGATATGGCGTAGCCGTATATAAAGGTATCCAATCAGGTAAAAAGCTTGAAGCGACCAAAGCGAAATACGAAGCCAAAGACGAAGCTGGTGAAGAATACACTCGTATGGACGTTGTTAAGGACGTAGCAAAAGACGTGGCTGTGCCAGTTGCTATCGCTGTAGCGTCTACTGCTGCTATCGGATTGGGATTTGCTATCCAAACAAACCGTCTTAAAGCCGTATCTGCTGCCCTCACAATGGTTACAGAAGAACATGCTCGCTACCGTCTACGTGCTAAAGAAGTATTGGATGAAGAAACATTCAAGAAAATTGACGCACCGATTGAAACTAAGAAAGTTGAAATCGACGGAAAAGAAGTTGAAGTAGAATCTATCGTTCCTAAGGAAGGAGATTTCTATGGACGTTGGTTCAAATACTCTCGCCACTACGCATCTGATGATCCGGATTACAACGAAGCTTGGGTTAAAGAAGTGGACAACATGTTAACTCAAAAGATCAACACACAATCTGGCGGCGGTATGTTGACATTTGCTGAGGTATTAGATGCACTTGGATTTGAAGTGCCTAAAGCTGCTCTTCCATTTGGTTGGACGGATACTGATGGATTCTATCTCGAATGGGACACTCATGAAGTATGGAACGAAGACAAGCAAGAGCATGAGCCACAAATTTATGTAAGATGGCAAACCCCTCGCAACTTGTATTCTACAACAAACCTGCGCGATATTATCCCAGGCCGCAAAGAATTAGCATAATATAGGAGGAATCATATAATGAAAGCATCGGTTAAAGTTATTTTGAGTTTGGCTGGTGTGGCGGGCATCTCTTATGGTGCCTACCGCATCTATAAATGGTGGAAGGAAGAAGAAGCTTTGGAGGCAGAAGGCTTATCTTACGAAGAGTTAGTCGCGGAAGCCGAAGCTAAAAAGATTGAGGAGGAGATGGCAGAGCGTCAAGCGCGTGAAATTGAGAATGAACGCCATATTCGTGAGCTCGAAGGACTGCCAGTTGATGACGAGTTCGATTGGTTCAAGACAGAAGACGGATTTATTCGTCGTGATTTGACACCGTATGAGCGTAATTTCGGAGCTACCTATGATCCACTCACTGAAGAATGTATTCAGGAAATGAGCAAAGATGGTATTCTATATGATTACGTACAGAAATTACCTCAGGGTAAGACTCGTCTATATAACTACCGTGAAAAAGAACGTCCTGTCCGCGATATTATCGAAAGCGTTGAGGACATGGGTAGTCAAATCCGCTCATTGAAAGGAGCTAATATGGAGCATGATCGCATCATTTATGAAAAACATTCTATCGAAGCGTTTGATTATTACAAGGCACTCGTCCTCGACCGTTATGATATCCAAGACGAACAATTACGTCGTGATCTTATTGCCTTGTTCTCATGGGAATTCAACCCTCTTAAGTCTAAGGTTGGCGATTGGGGACGTCGTGAGGATATTGTTCAGCGCCGTACCGAACATTTCGGTTTCGGAACGTCTAATAGTGACTGGGCGTCTGTTGCTGAAGCTCTTCTGGAGTATTCTAAGATTATAGCAGATGCACTATATCGTGTATCTACCGAGCAAGTCGCAGGTTGGCTGATTGAGACTATTGGTCTTGACTTCGAATCCGATATTGACCCGGTTATCCACGACACTCTCATCTCATTTATTGAGCATGACCGTGCACATCGTCCAAATGCTGACGACACTTATGGCCTATTCCATATTGATCTCGACCAATACAATGAATGCGAAGCGTTGTATAACGAAATGAACGTATGCATTTACGAAATCATGGAAGAACGCCTCGACCCAGAATTCACAATTCCTTACAAAGAGGAGGACGAAGATAATGAATGATATCTTACAGGCAATGGCTAGTTGGATAGCGCGGGCATTTGCTCGCGTTCGTCTCCAATTCTCTATGTGGTACGTCCGCAAGGGATATAATTTGACTAAAGACCTACGTAAAGATTGTATTAATTTCATCTGGAAGAACCAACTTATCCTAAACCAATGGAATGTCCGTGGTAAATACTGGGCTGATGTTATCCCATCCGATTTCAAAGTTGATCCGTCTAAGACGATATTCGACTCGAACAAATACGGGGTAACCAATTATACTGTTGGCAATGAACGAGCTGTTGATATTCCTGGATACCGTTTCCTCATTAACGACTCCGGGTATATCATGGAGAAGACAACTCTATCGAATAACCTACGCTTCTTCACGGTTAAATGTGACACAATCGCTGTACCACTTATTTGTATTATGCGTGCTAATGGTAATCCTGGTACTGTTATTGATGGGTTATCTCATAACCCAGCTACTCTTGTGGCTTGGACAAATGCTAACTGCGATATCTACCCTATGATCCCTGTTGACAGAGGTTATGATGGTTCTAAAGGAGCCCTCGTAACATTCGGTGACCAACTATATGGTGTTGACCATCCAGACAACCAAGGATTATTTATTGACATCGAGCGGTTCCGCAAGGGAGGCTGCTATGATCACTAATCCAGGTATCTTATTTCCATTTGGGAAGGAGCCTGATTATGCTGCTGCGCGTGAATACAGATCGGAGTATTTGGCAGAAATGCTGAATACCTGCTCGTATTTCAAGCCATTCGACTTAGAAATCGATTTATCAAAAATTGCCCGGGGTGGGATTTTGCACCGAATTCGGAATAATCCAGGTGTCAATATCTATATACCTGGGTATTGTAATGTGTTAATCGGTTATTTCCCAGGCATCGTATTCCAGATCCCATTTCCATACCTACTACTATCTGAGCGTAATCGCGATTTGCGTATGCTCATTTTTTCAGAAGCTGCTGGCATGGTTAGATTTCTACAGGACATTCGTAATGACCAACTGAAATTCGATAACTACATGGCTGATGGATTGAGTAAGGGTTATTTCCTCTCAATCCGTTTGCAGCATTCTAATGTGGATAATTGTTTTGTACCTCAGCATGGATACAATATCCCATTCGTGACGGGATACAAAATCCCTCCACACAGTCAAATTACTGATGAACTATTCAATTCTCGCTTATACGGTCAATACAATTGGACTGATGTGAGCGATATTGATTACAATTCACATTTCGGTATTTATTCAAAGACTAAATCCGAGATAATCTACACTCCTAAAGAATTAATTCTTATGGAGGATCTAATTTTAAATCGTTGCGCAGAAAGGATTGCAAACAATGAAACTTGATATTACACGTATTCCAACTATTGAAAAAGGTCATTTCAAAGACCAAGCAGCATTTATCGACTCAATTAACCCGGGTTCTTATGGGTCTACGGTCGAAGACCAGCTTGAATTGACTCTCCAAACATTCCTAGACCTCCTTAAATACGGTGGCACAATCAGTGTTGCTGATATTCGTCGTATGACAGGTAAGAAAGTTGCTACTAAGGACTACTATTTCGGTTGGGATATCTCAGTAATCACACAATTGAATATTGTAGATGGTAATAAAATCATCTTCCCAGCTATTTACTGCAAACAAATCCTTGAACCAAATACTGATATCTTCGATTATAGCCGCTTAGCTGCTATGAACGTATCTAAGGGTAAAATCACAGAAAGCCAACGTTCTTATGGACGTAAATATTTGGATCAACTATTAGAGTTGGGGGAAGTAAATCGTAATTTTGTGAATGATGTATTGGATTCTAAAGGGGTAAAATAATTATAGAAAGGACCGAGTATGGCTAAGGGACAGGGAGTAGTTTATATTAAGTATGTTGATAATAACATCTCATCAGGAATGAATGGGCATGCTGTCAACATTTTCTTTGATGTTTATGATTTTGATGTGGATAAGCAATCTAAAACAGTATATATTGATATACGGAATGGGAATTATTCAAAGATAACTTTAATTCCACTAAGTAATATCGGTTTGATTGAATATTTTCCTATTAAAGACGATTTCTATAAAGCATATCCACCAATTGAAGAGATGAAGGGAGAAGTGAGATGTTAGATAGAACATTTAAATTTGTATATGTGACGTATAAGGATGGTTCGCCCAAACCTAGCGAAGCATTTACTTTAGTTACCGATATCCAATATTACAACGATTATATTGTTATCGAATACTATAAAACGCCAGATAAAGTTAGCTCTGCTATAATCATGACTAGAACTATTGGTGGTATTGGTATAGAAGAGCTAAGTAAATTCGACGCCGAACGTGATTGGGTTAAAATGAACAACGCAGTATGCGGTCACGACTTCGAAAGTATTATGTTCTGGCCTTTTGATGGGAAAAAGAGTGAGATACATATTTATCCTATCTATGGTAGACAAGACGGAAGTCACTTAGTGTATACTAGTGTTCTAGGTATAAAACGAAAATGGAACCACGACATCAAAGGTAACGAATTATATATTCGTATGTATGAACGTAACGACTATGATGGGTTTGGCAGTATCGATAAAATTGTAATTATCCCAGAATGCGATATCAAAAAGTTCATTATCAAACGCAGTGATCACGAAGACCTAGTTATAAATGTAAATGGAGGAACATATAGAGATGAGTAAAATGACAGACAAATTAACACCAAACACAATGAAAAACCAATACGACCACCAATGGAACGTATTTGTACGCAAAAATCACGACTATGGTAACTCATTTGAGAAGAGTTTGGACACGTTCGGATTGGTGGCTGGCATCGTTCGTATGAACGACAAATTCGAGCGCTTAGTTTCACTCAATGATCCTTCTAAAGACGCTCAGATCGCCTCTGAGAGCCTCGTAGACACCTTAGAAGACCTGTCTAACTACGCTGCTATGGCTGCATGCTGGTTGAAGCGTAAACATGAGCGAAATTGGGTTAAAGAACGCATCACGGCTATTAAAAAAGAAGGTGTGCCAGTTTGTAAAGAATTGGAAGACACTATTCTAAAAAGTGTTGATGATAAGATCAAAGCTGCTGAGATCTATTCTCGGGATAATAATTCCATTGATATTGAGTCTGGTAAAGTTATCTACAAACCTCAATTCACAGGAATTAAATTATTCGGTCCTAAGGAATTAGAATTAAATCTCAAGGAAGAAATTGATCAGGATAAGTTGTTCGAAATCTCAAATGCGCTGCACCCTAGCAACTTGCCTAAATCTGTTAAGGTGAATTATGGTCATAAGGCCGTGTATGAATTCCCGGATGGTATTGATATGATTGCGTCATATCTGCAACAGCTTAGTAAGGAAGAAGCTAAAAAGGAAAATGACCGTGTCATGCTTGATATGATGTTATCTCGTATTGAGAAAGGTGAGGTTGTTCGTATTGTGGCTAATGGTGATGGATCATTCACTACATATTTCGAAAAGACTGATGGTCCATTCGATAAAATTGTGGATAAGGACGACGAATCTATTTTCCACGAGCGTGAAGGTTGGGAAGAGGAAGTTAAACTCGAGGGTCAAAATGGATCTTCTGTTGAATTCACTGACAGCAATGGTATTTTCTCATTTGGTGATGGGGTTATTGCGCGTAGTTTAGGTGATATTACACTTACTGCGGGACCTAAGAAAAAGACTTTGAATGAGAAACGTAAAGAACACGGATTCGATCCGGTGAATGGTGAGGAAGATGAAGGGCAAGCTTAAAACTTTGAATGAAGTTGCGGAAAATGACTGGTGGACTAGTCATGATCGTACGTGGGTGTTTAATGCTAGAACCAGGGAATTGTTTAGGATACCAAATTTTCAATTTCCTGGACGGAAAGAATTGGAGGAACGAGATGGGAAAGAGCATTGATTTTAAGGTTTTTAAAGACCATAATTGGGTTGGAATTGCCTATTGTAAGGACAATATTGGGCAGATTGTTGGGTTCAAATTCATGTATAAAGGGCCTGAAAAGCTGAAAGATACGTATGAAAAAGGGGATTATTTCCGTGCAGAAGTCCTTGGATTCGAGTATGATTTGGTATTTGAGAGGGACTTTTGGTATGATTTGGACGATAAAAATAGCGAATATGGGCTTGAATTTAGGATAATTTGGTAGGAATTAGGGCCATTTTGGCCATAAGAATCCCGATGAATTTTTTGCGGGATTTTAATGTCCATGCATTTTTATTATAGGATTACGGGCGATTTGCTTGAAAAAACTACGGGATTTTGTGTGAAATACCCATAAAATCCGTAAAAAAAGCCGATTTTCGTATTGTTGTAGAAGGCAGTTGAAATTTTTAACTATATATATAAACAATGGGGAAATGGTGGGAAAAAGTGTGTGAGGAGGAACTAAATGGATTTTTTAGATGTTACCGTCAAAAAGTTCACTTCCAATAACAGATCGTGTGATTATGAGGTGTCGCCCGACTTCGTTTTTGGCGACGCCAAGGATTTAGTTGTAAAGGGTGGCAAATTCTATGCTTATTGGAATGGACATAGATGGGACACATTACAGAGAAACTTATTTCATGATATTGATAGTCTATTGTGGAATAGAGCAAGAGAACTTCAAGAGAAGAGCCCTGGGCTACGAATTGAAGTAAAAGAAATTCGGAAAGCTTCTGCTGGGAAGTTCCGATTATTTATTGACTATTGTAAAGCCACAGAACAGAATGATATTCCGTTCAACCAGAAAGTATTATTCGCCGATCATAAGATGAAGCGATTGGATTATGCAACCACACAACTTTCTTATTCGCCAACAGAAGGAAATCCCGAAGCATTCATGAAATTGCTTGGGACTTTGTATGCTCCAGCAGAACTTGACAAAATTCTCTGGTTCATGGGAGCCTTATTCACCAACAATATGCGTAAGATTGAAAAGTTTATGTATTTGTATGGATCGAAGGGTAGTGGTAAAGGAACAGTACTAAAGATATTCAGATGGTTGTTTGAAGAATACTGTGGAACTATTGACTTGAAAGTACTGACTAGTGGCGATCCATTCGCAACTGGACAAATTAAAGAAGTTCCATTGTTGATCGATGAGGATACCGATATCAGTCATATTTATAACGATACCCCGTTATTGAAACTGACAAGTCACGAAACTATTTCTGTCAACCAAAAGTACAAAGAGCAATATGATGTCACATTTAGTGGTTTACTTATTACCGCATCGAACCAACGATATAAAGTTCGAAATGTAGACTCCGGTATTACTCGTCGAGCTGTAGTGGTAAATCCTAGTGGTAATAAAGTACCTCATAGGGAGTATGATTCTCTAATGAATCAGATCAAATACGAGTTACCATATATTGCTAATCTTGCGATTAATCGATTCAAAGAATTGGGTCAAGACCATTTCGATGATTACTTCGATGTCGATATGGCGGAGCAGACTGACCATATCTTTGATTTTATGCGTAGTGAAGCTATGCAAATGAAAGACGGTATTAGTCTTAAACAACTTTCTGAGTTGTATAAAAACTATCTTGAAGATATGGGTTGGAAGACGGACGGATATAAAGCCACAATCAAACGTGAAGCTCTTAGATATTTCGAAACCATGCTTAAAGATACAAAAGTTGATGGCGTTCGAATATTTAATTATTTCAAAGGATTTAAATGGTCTGTAGCATTTCCTGAAGGTGTGGTTGGTATCGATATTCCTGAAGATGAGGTTAAGGATTGGCTCGATTTACGCTATCACAATGCGGTATTCAATAAATTGGCTGCCGATTATCCTGCACAACCGTCTTTGGAGAATGGTAATCCATCTCAGAAATGGGACGATGTCATAACAACGTTAAAAGAAATCGATACTAAGAAACTACACTGGGTAAAAGTTCCACTACAACATATTATTCTCGACTTTGATATCAAGGACGAGAATGGAGAGAAAAGTTTAGAGTTAAACAAACAAGCGGCGGCCAAGTATCCGCCGACGTATGCGGAGGTCTCTAAATCGGGTAAAGGCATTCACTTGCATTATTTATATGATGGTGATGTCAATTTATTAGACAACGTCGTTGAAGACAATGTCGAAATTAAAGTTTACAAAGGGAAGGCGTCTTTACGACGGATTGATAATGCATCGAATAATCTTGAAGTATCTCATATTTCGTCAGGACTGCCGATGAAAGAGAAGAAAGCGAGAGACGAGATGTATAAAGATGTGAAAGATATCACATATACCGAAAAGACACTTCGTAAATTTGTTAAGCGACAGCTTGGTTTAATTGAGGGAGAAAAACCAAGTCATGCGAATACAAAACCAACTATTGATTGGATTGCTCATGAAATTCAGAAAGCATATGACATGGGTCTGCAATATGATATTACAGACTTGAAGCATTCGGTATTTCTTCGAGCCCTACAGTCCACAAACAACAAAGATTATTGTCTGGATGTATTTTCTAAAATTCCATGGTCTTCAATTCGAGACGACGATGGAAAGACAGAGACTGAGTTAACGACAGGAACCAATATCGTTGCTAAAGAAGAAATTGTATTCTTCGATATTGAGGTTTATCCGAATCTATTTGTCGTCGTATGGAAAAAGTATGGTGAAGACGAATTCGTTCGTTGGGTAAATCCATCAGCGGACCAAATTGAATATTTATGTTCGTTCCCATTAGTCGGTTTCAACAACCGTCGATACGATAACCATATTCTCTACGCTCGTTTACTCGGAGGGACTAACATGGAGTTATTCCGACAGTCCCAAAGAATTATCAACGAGAAAAATGCAAAGACTGGTATGTATGCGGCAGCTTATGAATTGAGCTATGCTGATATTTATGAGTACGCTAAGAAGAAACAATCGTTGAAACGTTGGGAAGTTGATTTGGGAATCAACCACGTTGAAATGGAAATCCCTTGGGATCAACCAGTACCAGACGATTTAGTTGAGACTGTTGTTGAATACTGTGTTAACGACGTTATGGCTACTGAGAAAGTATTTGATGCTACATTTGCCGACTATATTGCTCGTGAGATCTTAGCTACTCTATCTGGTGGATCTATGAATGCAACAAACAATCAGCTTACTGCATTATTTATCTTTGGTCAAGATCCACGTCCACAAGATAAGTTTATTTATACAGACTTACGTAAGACATTCCCAGGATACGAATACAAATTCGGTAAGTCCACGTATCGTGGTATTGAAACTGGAGAAGGTGGATATGTATATGCCGAACCTGGTGTATATATAGATGTTGTATTAGATGACGTTGAATCAATGCACCCAAATAGTTTGATCAATATGAATTACTTCGGCCCATATACTCAACGTTATGCTGAATTACTTAAAGTGCGCGTGTTATTAAAACATGACAAGATTGCTGAAGTTAAACTTATGTTTGACGGTAAGCTCGCTCCGTTCTTGGATAATCCGGAATATCGTAAACCATTGGTCGAAGCATTGAAGATCGCAATCAACGCAGTATATGGTATGACTTCCGCTTCGTTTGATAATAAATTCAAGCACCCGGATAATATTGATAACATTGTCGCTAAGCGTGGAGCTTTATTCATGGTTGATCTAAAATTCTATTTGGAAGAAAACGGTTACCAAGTCTGTCATATTAAGACCGACTCTGTTAAAGTTCCAAATGGTGACGATAAAGTTGTTAAACTCATCGAAGACTTTGGTAAGCGACCAGAATACAATTACAAATTCGACCATGAACATACATATAAACGTATGGCGTTAATTAATAACGCTGTTTATATTGCTCAACTCGAAGATGGTAGTTGGTCACCAACTGGAGCAGAGTTCGCAAATCCATATCTACTTAAGCGGGTATGGACAAAAGAAAAATTGGTTGATAAAGATTTCTTCATCACCAAACAATCCAAAGGTCATATCTATCTCGGAGACGAGTTCGTAGGAAAAGTTGGATCCATTTATGCTTCACTAACTGGTAAAGAATGTATGTGGACTGAAGATAATGAGAATTTCAAATCTGTCACCGGAACAAAAGGATTTAAATTCAAACAAACTTCAGAATTCAACTACGAAGATATTGACTTTGACTACTACGATAAGGTTGCAATTGCTGGTCTTAAGAAAATTATTAAGGTCGGCGATATCAATCAAATTGTTGACGACATGCCGAAGGATTATATTGAGCCACTTGGTCTCAATGACGAAAATTCTGAGGTCGCTTAAATTCAATTTTCGCACAGGGTCATTTTAGACCCCGCAGAAATTACATGGCACATAATAGAGAGGGACGTGGAAAAACTCGAATTTTTCACTCCTCTCATTGTTTTTTGAGTCACGCACGTCATTTTAGAAAGGACATTACTATGACTAAATTATTGCAAGCTTCAAATTCACAAATCATTTTGGAAGACGTTCAGTTTATGTTTAAACCGAACTTCGCAGGACGACAAGAGAAATACAATCGTGAAGGTGATCGATATTTCAACGTTGTTGTCAACCCAGAAGACGCGGATATTCTTCAGCAGTATGGTGTTAACGTAAAAGTATGGGAACCCAAAGCTAAAGATGCGGAAATGGAAAAGAAGATGGCCGAGAATCCTGATATGTATGAACCACAATGCTATTTCAAGGTTCGTGTATATACTCAATTCTCAGTTCCATCAGTAGCTATCATTTATGATGACGGTGAAACTCCAATTGACGCTCCTATCGATCCAAGTCAACGTACATATTTCAACGAAGATCAACTTGGTCTTATTGATGAAATGGAAATTGCCTTGTGCGATATGGTTATCCGTCGCCGCGAGCCAAGTGAAGATGGCACATATGCTCGTCTTGACTTGAAGAGTGCTTATATTCGCGTCGCAGCAAATCCACTTGAACGTAAGTATGGATTTTAATGACTATTGAGTTATACGACTATCAGCGTAGGGCAGTTGATAGTATGCATAACGGATCTGTTTTGTGCGGGAAGGTCGGTTCGGGTAAATCCTTGACCGGCCTATTTTATTATATGGAGAATCATATAGATAAGCCGCTGTATATTATTACAGTCGCCAAGAAACGAAACGATCGTGAATGGTATAGAGATTTTGAAGCCTTAGGAATAAATGGTGTTGTCGATTCATGGAACAATATCAATAAGTATTCCGACGTAAAAGATGCGTTCTTTATTTTTGATGAACAAAGAGCAATCGGATACGGAACATGGGGAATGGCATTTATATCAATTGCCAGAAAGAATAAATGGATAATGCTCACCGCGACGCCTGGTGATGTTTGGATGGATTGGATGTGTATTTTCATAGCCAATAATTTCTATCGAAACAAAACCGATTTTGTTGAACAACATGTCGAGTATAATCCATATTCGAAGTTCCCACAAATCAAGCGATATCATAAAACGGATAAGCTTGAACGATATAGACGATATCTTGCCGTGCCCATGGAAGATTTCAGGACAACAAAAGTCCATCGTCAATTTATTACTGCTCAATATGATAAAGAATTATATGAGAGCGTGAAGAAAACCAGGTTCAATCCATATACGGAAGAACCAATACAAAATGCTTCCGAGTTTACTCAAGTATTACGTCGTATAGTAAACACTAGCGATCGTAGGCGAGCAAATGTGAAGCAACAAATTATGACTCGTGATCGAATCATAGTTTTCTACAACTACACCTATGAGCTTGATATTCTCAAAGAGATTTGTCAAGAATTAAATAGGGCATTTTATCAATGGAACGGTCAGAAACATGAACCAATACCTGATTCCGATAGTTGGGTATATTTGGTTCAGTACACGGCCGGGGCTGAGGGATGGAATTGTATAACTACTGACACGATTTTATTCTATTCGTTAAATTATTCCTATCGAATTATGGAACAATCCGAAGGACGAATTAATCGAGTGAATACCTCCTTTAAAGATCTTTTCTACATTTATATGAAATCCCCAGCCTCAATTGATGATGCTATCGCTAGATCTATTTCTAGCAAAAAGAAATTTAACGAAAGGAATTGGGTGACCCACGAATGTCCAAATTGGAGCGAGATTTTCAAAAAGGATTGATTAAAGACATCAAGCAGTTATTTCCTAATGCGATTGTCAAGAAGAATGATCCAAACTATATTCAAGGAATTCCTGACCTGTCTGTGGATGTCGGGCCATATTCCTATCATTTAGAATGCAAGAAGAGTGCCAAGAGTCCGTTTAGACCAAATCAAGAGTATTATCTTGAGCAGTATAATAAAAACGGAGGATGGGCGAGAGTGATTTATCCGGAGAATAAGGAGGATGTTCTGCATGAAATGGAACAGACACATCGAATACGAGGGTAAGCACTCATTTTTAAGTGCTAGTCAGTGTCACTGGTTAAATTATAGTCCAGAGAAATTGGTTGAGCGTTTTGAAAACGAAAAAGCTAAACAACGAGGAACGGAATTACACGAATTTGCGAGTCATGCAATTCAACATAGAATTAAATTACTCCCAGGTAATACTCACCCAGCTGTGGCTAATTTTGTAAATGACGCGATTGGATATCGTATGGATAGTGAAGTACTATTATTTTACAGTCCATATGCATTCGGTACAGCAGATGCTATCCGATATGATCCACCAAAGAAAGATAATCCACGAGGATTTCTTAGAATTCATGATTTGAAGACTGGAGTAACTAAACCAAAGATGGAACAGCTATTAGTTTATGCTGCTTATTTCTGTCTTGAGTATGGCGTTAAACCTGAGAAAACTGATTTTGAACTTCGTATTTATCAAGGCGATGACATTCGTACATATATTCCTGAGGCGGAAGATGTGTATGATGTATATCACACAATTAAAGAATTCAGTGGAATACTTGAAAGCAAACCGAGGTAAATAATGAATCTTGAAGATGCATATAATGATTTTCTAGAACATAGAGGAACTCCTCACCAAGGATCAATTCCACATAGTGGACGATTTGCTTGGGGTTCGGGAGAAAATTCATATCAACGTGCGACTTCCTGGTCAGATGTCGTTGCTAAATACCGTAAGAGCGGATTAACTGATACTCAAATTTCTATGAAGCTTGGTATCACAACGACCGAATTCCGTTCTCGTAATAATATTGCTAAGCATGAAATTCGTAAATACAACATCAGTCGTATTCAAGAATTATCTGCAAAAGGTATGACTTCTATTGAGATTTCTCGTGAGACCGGTATTCCAGAATCTACAGTTCGTATGAATTTGGATGCTAAAGTTCGTCATAACGTAAATCGAATGGAAGAAATTAAGACTGATATTAAGGGATTGATTGAAAAGAATCCATATCTTGACGTCGGTCTTGGTGCTGCACAACAATTAGGAGTAAATGAGAATACTCTTAAACGTGCAGTACAACAATTAGAATCCGAAGGATATCACAAGCATACAGTATATGTTAAGAATGCTACAAATGATGATCACTGGGTTGAAATGAAAGTCTTAACCAAGGAATCAAATCCTGATATTGTTCGTCAACACAAACATGAAATCAAACCACCATTTATTTCTGAGACTGATGATGGAAAAAGTGTATTAGGATTACGTCCAATTGAACATGTTGATTGGAAACGCGTAGGAATTCGATATGCTGAACAAGGTGGTACGGATAAAGATGGTGTAATGGAATTACGTCCAGGAGTAAAAGATCTTGATCTTGGTAAATCCCGTTATGCTCAAGTTCGTATTGGTGTAAATGGTACGCATTATCTTAAAGGTATGGCTGTTTATGGAGATCCAAAAGATTTTCCAAAAGGCGTTGACATTATTTTCAATACCAATAAACATAAAGGTACTGCAAAAGAAGATGTCTTGAAGAAATTAAAAGATGATCCAGATAATCCATTCGGTGCAACAATTAAAGTTGGTGGACAAAAAGGCGCTATCAACAAAGTAAATGAAGAAGGCGACTGGGCTAGCTGGTCTAAAACATTATCTTCTCAATTTGTTTCCAAACAACCACCATCTTTGGTTAAGGGTCGTATTGATGAAACATATAAAAAGCTACAGAAAGAGTTTGATGAGATTTCTAATCTAACAAATCCTGTAGTTAAACGTGTAATGATGCAGGATTTTGCTGATGGTCTCACAACCAAACGGCATAATCTTAAATTGACTGGCTTCGACAGAATGAAAGGTCAAGTATTATTACCTTTATCTGGAATTAAAGCTAACGAAATCTATGCTCCTAATTTTAAAAACGGTGAGAAAGTAGTTCTTGTTCGATATCCTCATGGTGGTATTTTCGAATTACCAGAATTAACTGTTAATAATAAATTAGGAAACACCGCAGCTAAATTCATGAAGGGTGCAAAAGATGCAGTCGGAATTGATTCGTCTGTTGCGTCTAAATTATCTGGTGCCGATTTCGATGGTGACTCCGTTATGGTTATTCCTAATAATAAAAACGGAATTAAAACAAGTCGTTCATTAAAAGAATTAAAGAACTTTGATACGAACGATTATTATTCTCCGGATAAAAACATTTTAAATCGTAATTCAAAAGGTGACTGGACAATTAAACAGAAAACGATGGGCGAAGTTTCAAATCTTATTACTGATATGACTTTGAAAGGCGCATCAAATAGTGAAATTGCCAGAGCCGTAAAACATTCGATGGTTGTTATTGATGCGGAAAAACATAATTTAGATTATAAAAGATCTGAAAGAGAAAACGGTATTCCAGAATTACAAAAAAGATATCAAATGCATTACGATGTTATTACTGGTACTACAAAAATGGGAGCCTCAACTCTTATTTCTAGATCAAAAACAGATCATAGAGAAACAGAGACCTGGGAAAAACCACGTACTGCAGAAGAACTAGCTGCAAATCCTAGATTGAAACCTACTGTCAAGAAAACTAAAACAGTTTCTACAGATAGTGTAATTGAACTAGTTGATGATGCTAAGAAACTAGGTTCTGGAACTCCTATTGAAAACATGTATGGTGATTATGTAAATGCTCTTGGTAGAATGAGGGATAAAGCTAATAAGATTGTAGAAACATCTCCTAATCTTAAGCTCAGCAAAGAGGCAAGAGTTAAGTATAAGGATCAAGTTGAGTCTCTACAACACAAGCTTAATACTGCCCTTATGAACTCTCCTAAAGAACGTCAAGCTCAGCTCATAGCTAACAAAGCTATTGCTGACAAACGTACTCCTGAGATGGGTAAAGAACAACTTAAGAAGCTCAAACAACAGGCTATTGCCGCAGCCCGTATAAAGACTGGTGCTGATGGAGCTGGTACTCGTATCAACATAGACAATGATGAGTGGCAAGCTATTCAGTCTGGTGCTGTAAGTACTAAGATGCTTACTGATGTACTACGCTTTGCTGATAGTGATCGTGTTAAGCAACTGGCTACACCTCGTAAAGAGAAGGCTGTCAGTCTTGGTACAGCTAGCAGAGCTAGAGCTATGCTTAAGAGTGGTCACACCTATGCTGAAGTAGCGTCTGCTCTAGGCATCAGTGTGTCTACTGTGCAAGACCTATCATAGAAAGGAGGAGCTAGTCCATGACTACACAACAAGACACTGTTGACAACTCATCACTCTATGCTGACACAGTAACGAATGAAGAGTACAACAAAGCAGTAAGTATCAATGCCATGCTTACTACGTATGACAACCCATACAATCCATACAAAGACTATGATGCTTGGTGGCAATGGGACAAAGAGAATGGTTACAACACACCAGAACTCTTAGCGTTTGTAATGGGTGACACATCTAAAGCTTTGGATGAAGTAGAAGTAGCACAGATCCAAGCTACTGCTATGAACTACATCGTAGATGAAGGACCAATCGAAGACGTTTGGACATTCATCAAAGAAGATACAGCAACGCCCATTCGTTTACCGACATCAACGTCGACCGTGACCACGTTTTAAATGAAATAAAACGAGTCACAAAATGCGACACCCCATAGGGGGAGGGTCGTGGGATCTCCCCACCCCTCTGCAT